TTGGACCTGAGTGTATAATTGAACTTGATTGTGAAATTAAATCTGATTGTAAAATTGGATCTGAGTGTATAATTGGATCTGATTGTATAATTGAACCTGAGTGTATAATTGAATCTGACTGTAAAATTGGATCTGGTTGTCATATTGAATCTAGTTGTATAATTGAACCTGAGTGTATAATTGAATCTGAGTGTATAATTGAATCTGACTGTAAAATTGGATCTGACTGTAAAATTGAACCTAATTGTATAATTGAACCTAATTGTGAAATTGAATCTGGTTGTCATATTAGATCTGGTTGTCATATTAGATCTGGTTGTAAAACTGGATCTGATTGTGAAATTAAATCTGGCTGTAAAATTGGACCTAATTGTGAAATTGAACATGGTTGTCATATTTGGTATAATTGTAAAATTAAGGATAGTTGTCATATTGGATCTGGTTGTATAATTAACCCTGATTGTGTAATTAAACCTAATTGTCATATTGGATCTGGTTGTTATATTGGATCTAATTGTCATATTAAATCTGGTTGTCATATTAAATCTGGTTGTACAACCGAAATTGGTACTCGAATAAAAAAGAACACTATCCAAAGAAAATCATAAATTTTTTAATTCTAATGTGTATATATTTATAGATGAATAAAATATTTTAAAAGGAGCAAATATGAAAATTTTCTATGATGGTAAGTTAATAGAAGTCGATCAGTCTGATTCTAGACTAAAAGAATTAAATATAACAATCGGGGATGGTTGTATAATTGAATCTAATTGTTATATTGAATCTGATTGTCATATTGGATCTGGTTGTTATATTGGATCTAATTGTTATATTGGATCTAATTGTCATATTAAATCTGATTGTGAAATTGGACCTGATTGTTATATTAAATCTGGTTGTTATATTAAATCTGATTGTGAAATTGGACCTGATTGTTATATTGAACCTAATTGTAAAATTAAATCTGGCTGTAAAATTGAACCTAATTGTGAAATTAAATCTGATTGTGAAATTGAACCTGACTGTAAAATTGGATCTGGTTGTCATATTGGATCTAGTTGTTATATTGGAAATAGTTGTTATATTGAATCTGACTGTAAAATTGGACCTGATTGTATAATTAACCCTAATTGTATAATTGAATCTGGATGTAAAATTGGATCTAATTGTTATATTGAATCTGATTGTAAAATTGGATCTAATTGTATAATTGAACCTGATTGTGAAATTAAATCTGATTGTAAAATTAAATCTGGTTGTAAAATTGGACCTAATTGTGAAATTGAACATGGTTGTCATATTTGGTATAATTGTAAAATTAAGGATAGTTGTCATATTGGATCTGGTTGTTATATTAAATCTGGTTGTACAACCGAAATTGGTACTCGAATAAAAAAGAACACTATTATTAAATAACTTAACATTAAAAACAAGGAGCAAATATGAAAATTTTCTATGATGGTAAATTAATAGAAGTCGATCAATCTGACCCCAGATTGAAAGAACTAAACATTACAATCGGGGATGGTTGTGAAATTAACCCTAATTGTATAATTAAATCTGGTTGTCATATTAAATCTGGTTGTAAAATTGGATCTGATTGTGAAATTGGATTTGATTGTTATATTGAATCTGGTTGCCATATTGGAAATAACTGTTATATTGGATTTGGTTGTTATATTGGATCTAATTGTCATATTGAACCTGATTGTGAAATTGGATCTAATTGTTATATTGGATCTAGTTGTATAATTGGATCTGATTGTCATATTGAATCTGATTGTAAAATTAAATCTAGTTGTTATATTGGATCTAATTGTATAATTGAACCTGATTGTGAAATTAAATCTAATTGTGTAATTGGATTTGGTACTCGAATAAAAAAGAACACTTATTTGAAATGAGACAATGGAATGTAAACCCAAAATGCCTTTGTGATAAACATCTTCTTGGTGAACATGTGGAGCATCACATGTTTGCTGGATGTATTATAAGAAATAAATCATTAAAAGGATATATAGAAACAGGTTTAGTTGAAATTCATAATCTTAAAAAAAGACATGATGAACTAGTAAAAGAAATGGTTAGAAGAAACATGAATCATAAAAGTCCTTTTCCAGATATAAAATTATATAAAGCTGGGAAGGTTAATACAAATAAAAATATTGAAGAATTAAAAAGACGTTGTTCTGAGTGTAAAGAATTAATTAAAAATAAAGGGTAATTATTATGAGAAATGTTATTATTATTTTAATCTTATATTTAATTATTTGTAATATTATTTATTGTGAATATAGTTCAGATGTTTCTCTTGAAAATATAGAAGTAGAAAAAATGGAAGATTATGTTTGTAAAGAATGTGATAAAATTGAAATTAATTCTATAAAAGATATTCTTGAATATCTTTCAAATAATATACAATATAAGGATGAAAAAAATGATTATTGGCAATTGCCCGAAGAAACAATAACAAAAGGTACTGGAGATTGTGAAGATTTTTGTATTTTATTTATGTATCTTTTAAAGAATAAATTAGAAATAGAAAATTCATTAACGTTAATAAAACCAAATAAAAAAACTGTTCATACAGTTGTTTATTATTCTAACCAATATTCAGATCCAACTATGTATAATGGATTTATGAATATTTATGTTCCTGATTCTCACATTCTTTGGAAATCTTCATATGAAGAGGTTATGTGGATGACTTATAATTATCATGATAATATAGGAAAATATAGATAGATTAACTCCAGTCTGGACTCATTGGATTATGAGGATAGTCAAAATAAAAAGCAAATCTATAGCATTTTAGTACATTATCACTATTGCCATGAAAAGCAATATCAGTCCCATTAAAAGTAGTTATAGTAAAGAATGATCCTACATTAGTTATACTCGAAACATCTCCAACTTGTGTCCAGTCAGTACCATCAAATCGATAACATCTTAAATTATCACCTGTACCATTAAGAAAAGCAATATCAGTACTGTTCAATGCTGTGATAGATACACCACCACTTACTCCAGATAAATGTAAATCATTTCCAACTTGCGTCCAGTCAGTACCATCAAATCTATAACATCTTAAATCGTCATTATCTATATCAATATAAGCAATATCAGTACTATTCAATGCTGTAATAGATATATTACTACTTATTCCTGATAAATTTAAATCATTTCCAACTTGCGTCCAGTCAGTACCATCAAATCTATAACATCGTAAATCATCATTATCTACATCAATATAAGCAATATCAGTACTATTCAATGCTGCGATAGATGCTCTGTTTGCTAATCCAGATATGCCTAAAGCATTTCCAACCTGAGTCCAATCTGTACCGTCAAAATCATATGTTCTTAATTCATTGTCGGAAAGATGTATAAAAGCTATTCTTGAAGATGTCAATGCTGTTAAAATTCCTTGATTAAGAGGAGATAAATTTAAATCATTTCCAACTTGCGTCCAGTCAGTACCATCAAATCTATAACATCTTAAATCGTCACTACCATTATCAATATATGCAATATCAGTACTGTTCAATGCTGCGATGCCAGAATTGGTGCTGCCAAAACCTGCAGAATCATTTCCTATTTGTACTGCTCTCCCCCAATTTACTTTTAAATTATTTATTGTAACTTTTCCAAATTGAGTATATTCATCAATAGTATTAGTTGTTACCTCTCCATTTATAGGCAGATTATCATTAATTTCTCCATCTTTTATATTAATTCCTTCAATATCTACACCGTTATCAGTTGTTTTTTCAATAATCGAATCTGTTTTTATGGATTGTAAAAAATTTGATCTTGTCTCTTTTTTATCTGCACCAACTCCTGTTCCTCTTACTAAATATAAAACATCAGAATCGTCCACATCCGTTATCTCTGTAAAATCTAAAATTGTTTTTTCACCCATTTTATTTCTCCTTTGGTTTAAAATATTGCTATTAAATAATCCCCTTCTTGATCTATAATGTAATTATCTTCCTGATCTATAATATAATAACCATGTCCCCCTTTTATTCCAGCAGGGGATATAGAATTTAATTCTGCTTCTGTAATTGATAAATCAGTAACTACGTAATATTTACCAGGATATAAAGTATGGTAATAAACATAACTTGCTTCAAATATACTTTTCAAAATATCAATTATTCCTTCAGGTTCCCCACTATATATAGTTACTCCTTTTTGTTGTATAGCTGCTCTATAATCTGTATCATTTCTTCCTTGTCGGTCTTCATTAAAGATTCTACCTAATATATCAAGTTGTGCACCTATTGCCATATCAACACTCATTTCATCTCTAATTTCAAATAGTGCTGTTTCAATATCATTGGCACGATTATAAACCACAGACATTATTCCATTCAACTTTGTACTATCTTGAAATTGTGTAAGAAAAAGACTTAACTTTTCATTATAATCTGTAATTTTTTCCAATACGTAATCAGACATTATGGTATATCTCCTACTATGATTCTATCTGTAGAAAAGTCTGCATATTCATCAGCAGCAATATCAATATTCTGTACTGCATAAGTTGGAGTATCTCCAGGATTTGCTGTGCCGTCAATTGTAATTTGTAAATCTTCAATTCCAGGTACTTCATAAACAGGAATATTTAATCTTTGCCTAATAACATCTTTTCCGATAGGTTGATTTAATAATGCCCAGTCAACAATATTATCTTTTACTTGTGCATCACCATCAGTCGGATATCCTTCTTCACTGTAATAACTTCTTAATACTTTCACATGTATATAAATTGGTGTTGGACGACTAAAATATATATCTTGATTTTGCCCTTCGCTATCAACTACAACAATATGAGTAGACCCATAACTTGCAATGCCAGCCGGTTGTACATTCCAAATTTGTTGAGCAATGTCATCATCATTACCTCCGGCAACAACAACATGAAATGAATGCGGGGGCAATAACCCAACTGCTGCATCTGTTCTATTGCTTTCTATACTTACAGCAGTAACTCCAGTTACATTATTTGATATTGCTTGCACAATTGCATCCTCAGTAGCATTACCTGTTAATAATGTTTGTGCCCTTCTTATTCTTAATTCTGAATCTGTTTCAGTATTACGGCCAGTCACCCCTGCAGCAGGATTTGTAACTTCATCCCATCCACTTACCAGAGTAACTATTGTATCAAGAGTTGTTGCCGGAACTGGAATAGCTCCTGAAGTGGTTGCAGTAAAGTCTCCTCCACTTGCAAGCTCTTCTTCTGTAATATTAGAAGTAAAAGAAATTACAAAATCAAGATTGTATTGCTCAATTTCTAATTCCGCCCCTGTTCTTGTAACTGTACCACCAAATGTTCCAGCTTCAATTAGTACTTTCAAATTTTCTGCAATATCTTCTGCAGTATCAGAAGGAACTGTTGCTGTATCACTATAAGGAATGCTATCAATTGTAATTGTAAACACCTCGGAATCAGAAGGTGTTCCTACAGTTAATTTTATATATCTACAAGCTGACTTTGTAATAGTTACTGCTTCGTCAAGTGAAAATTCAACTGTAGTGTAATCACCTGTGCTTTGCCGTACTGTTTTTCCGGCAGTAACGATCGTTCCATCTGTGCCTTTTAGGTATACATTATAAATTTGTGTGAATGTTGCAGCTTGTCTTATTACTCCTGTTTCAGCACATATCTTATCAAGACTCATTCCTTCAGCAATATCAGGATCTCTACTATTATAAATTTCTTCAGCACCGTCCCACAAATCAGCATCTCTATTTGCAAGCATAGCAATTAGTTGTCCAACTGGACCAACTGAATCAAGATCAACCTCCTCTCCAAATATACTTTTAAAACCTTCCTCATATTCTGTTTTTAACTCATCAAAAGTTTTTTTAACAAAACCATTTGCAGTGACAAATATTCCCATAATTTATTCTCCTTATAAAATTATTGATCCAATATCAATAACTTCATTTTCTTCAGATTGAACAACTAATGAACTTATAACATAAGTACGTGTGCTTGAATTATATTCTGGTTCAAATTTTATAATGGTTCTTACACCTTCAATATTTTTAATTGCATTTTTAAAAATAATATTTACTTGATTTATGTTAGATTGTTTTTTTAATATCGTTTGAAAATAAGGTATACCCAAAGTTTGATTTGCAAACCATTCTCCGTATAATGTTTTTAAGGTATTTTCTATTTTCTGACTCAACCACTGCGAATAAGAATTAGTAACTTTTAAATTAAAATTATTATCAAGTTCTATATCATAAGTATTTGGATTTAAATATAAATTACTTTTCATTTTTAATTTACCTTTTATTATTCAGTATGATAAAACACCCCCCCAAAAGACATCCAATTATTTCCAAGTAAATTATAACATTTTATTTCACCTGTATTTGCTATAATTTTCACATACAAACTGCTATTAAAAGGATAGGCTATGATGGGAAGGGTATGACTTATTGGAGGTCTATATCCTACAGGCATTATAAATAAATTTGTGTCATTAACAAAGACACCATCTTTAATCATTCCTCTAAAATATACAATCCCTGTTATTGGATCTTTCCAATATTTTACGGTGTCCCAAAGGCTTCCGAAACCTACCCAACTATTTAAAAGTGTAGGAGCAGTCCATGAAGGTGTAACAACTCCTATAGTTTCATCATAAATATCACCACCAATATTTGTTGCGGCAGTATCGGAATCAGCCGGTGTTTCACCAAATCGTATTTTTAATTTATCTATTAACCCTATTCTACTCATTTAATTATTTTTCACTCCTATTGATAAAATTTCAAAAAGCAATGCTTTTATAGCTGTAAAAGTTGCTGAATTTGCAGGAGGTCCCAAAGGCCCCAAAGGACTTGGAATTATTATAGCAACTATTCCGTCTAATATTTCCTCTATTTTTCCTTTAGTTGTTTCTCCTAATAGAGACCATTCTGCTGAGGATCCATTTTGACTAATTATGGATAAGATACCAGATAAGTTAAGAGTAATATTTGAAGTTCCTGGCTGAACAGTGTTAAAAGGATACATTCCAGGTAAAAATATTGCATCTGTCAATTGAAATTTTGCCGGACTATCTGCTTCAACTTCATTACCACTTCCAGCTAAATAATTTCCAATACCAGTCTCTGCAAATATAATTAATCCTTTGTCTCCTGTCATTAAAGGATAAGTCAAAGTAAAAGAACCAGCAGCAGGAAATATTACCGGTACATTATCTATAACAGGCACTTCAAGAATATCCCCATTATTTCTAACTGGTTGTATAAGAGGTTTAACTTGTGCTTTTCGTGTTGATTCAACATAACTTTCAACTTGCCCTGGAATAGATGTATGAATATTTTCAAATCTACTTGAAAGAAATTTACTTAAGACATCAACAATGTCTTCCTCTTTTAGAAGTTTATCTTTTCTTGTCGGTTCACTCATGCAATAGCTTCTCCTCTACAAATATAATCCCCTCCAAAATTATCCCCTACAAATGATAATTTTTCAACAATATACGTTCCATCTTGATCCGTTCCAAAAACATTTATTGGAGCATTTAATTGAAGTTGTGGAATTAAAATAGTTTCAAATCTTATTTTTTTTGAAATTTCTTTTATCTTATTTCGTTTTTTACCAGTTCCCTGTGACTTTTCAGGGGGTTCAGTTATATCCTCAATTGATAATAAACCACCACTATAAGCAAGCCTTACAATTTCAAATTTACTTGCTATTCCAATATTGTATATAACTAATTCATTATCATTAAAATAAAGATCTTTACCTTCATTTCTTAAAATATTTTGAATATATCTCAAAGCTCCACCAGTAGTTCCTTGATAAACCCAACCGTTTGGTAAAATAATATTTGCATTTGTTATGCCTGCAACAACTAAACCAAGTGTTGCAGCAAGTTGATTAATTATTGTTGATAACAGAGTTTGTGCTGCAAACGATAATGTTAAAGGTATTGTATCAATTTTTTTCAAACTACCTCTACTTGTAACGGCTATAATATCAGTTATCCAATCACAACTAATCTTTTTTGAAATAGATCTTGTTATTTGTCCTATAAATATTGTGCTATTTCCTTCATCTTTATACCCAGCAGCAAATGTTACATTATTTCCTTGTTTTAATATATCACTTCTTGTACTAAATTTTGCATTATAAATTTTAAATTGTGCAAAATTTTCTGATATTTTCATTGACTTTTGTATTTCAAATTCAATATCAAGATCACTAATAAGAAGTCCAATAGCATTTTCACCGATTGATAACTTACAAAATCTATCCCATGCCATTCACATCCTCCCATGCTTCAGCTTCATCAGAATTATAAAAATACAAAATATATCCAACACCAAAATTAGTATATGTGACTCTATCTTCAACTGTATCATCTACTTTAACGACAATAAAATCACCAAATAGATTTGGCATATAAGCTCTAAATTGTCGAATTAATAACCAATTTGGAATAAGTTTAACTCCTGTTAATATATAATCATTTTCACTATCAATAATATCCATATAAAATGCTTCACTTCTGCTATTCCAATGAATTTCTATATCAATCAATAAATTAGCTAAAACTATACTTTGCTTCCATTTACTTGATATTGTATTAAAAACAGGTATTTTATCCATTACAATGGGACCGTCCTTCCTGCATTATAAACTTTAGCAATCTGTCTGTTTTGATTTGTAAGCACATCAACTACAATCTCTTGTAATTGCACAACTTTAACTTCTCTAAATGAAATCTGAAAAACAAGACTATCAGACATAGTTTCATCAAGTGTAATAGGCATACTTGTAATTGCTACATTTTCATATATATTCAAAACTGTATATAATGTAAATAACTTCTTATTCTCCCAAAGATCAACTAAAGTATTAAAAACGTCTTGAGCTCTATTAGTTATTAAAAATGGAGTATTAATGCTATAATTGGTGATAAGACCTGTTATATCCCCTTTAATTAGTTCATTTTGTATATGATCCGAAATTTCAGAACCGTCCTCAACTGGATGGGTAGTAACCTCAGAATCAAAATTGTGGTTTTCTGACAATATAAGATCAAAGTTTACAAATATTAAGTCTTCCGTCTCAAGTCCATAAATATTTAAACCTTTAAAAAACATACTTGCTGGAATTAGTGCCATATTTTACACCCCTGCATTAATTAATAATTTTTGTAATTCAAGTGAAAATATAGATTTTGCTGCTTCCTCCATCGTTCTTTTTACACCCGCCTTTGTGCTAATACCACCGGTTGTTGTAATAGCAATTTGATTTTGCATATTTATATTTGGTTGTTTTCTGCTTCCTGATTGAGACTTCATAGCATCAGCAACATTTGGTATTTTACTTTTTATATCAAGTTTAAGTTTTGTTTCTTTCTCTTTTGGAGGACCTTTCATAAAAATACCAAATATGTCTTTTAACCAATTCCATATAGAACTAAATAAATTTGTAAACCAATCAAATAAAGAACTAATTTTTGCACCAATTGCTGAAAATAAATTACCCATCATATCATCAATAAAAGAAAATAATATAGAAATAGGCTTTATCATTTCAATAAAAATTGTAGAAAAAATAGAAATTATAGAATTAAATATTTCAACAAAACTGTTTTTTAAATTTCTACCAAGTTTGAATATCAAATCAACAAGTAATTTAGTTTGATTAACAAACCATTTCAAACCTGAAATGAAATATTGTAAAGCACCTTTATTAAGATAAACAAACCAAGCAAATACAGGTTTAAATATCTTTATTAAAAATTTAGCAAGCCAACTAAATCCTTGTATTAACCATTGTATTGGCTTTAATATTATTGTAATACCTCTGATAAGCAGATTAAGAATCCATGCCAATGCTTTTAAAAATAAACCTAATACAATAAGAAGAGGTTTTAAAATCGGCATTAGTGCCTTTATTATTTCTCCTAATAATTGAATAAGAGGAAGGAATCCTTCAAGTATAATTGCAACAGCTTCAAAGATAACAATTAAAAATCCAATTATAGGTTTTAATGCTTCAAATGTTGGCAATAATACTGCTCTAATAATATTAATAATAGGTCTTATTACTTTCATAAAAGCATCATGCAAAGGAATAATAACTGCTATAAGAGGACTTATTAACTCAGATAATAATTTCAGAAGTGGGACAAGTACTTTAACAAGCACACCTACAAGATCACGCAGACCTCCCTTTGCTAATTCTGTTAGTGTTTTCGTGAGTTCTTTAATAAGAGGGAGTAAAGCATTTCCTAAATCTATTAAAACCTCTTTAAATGCTCCTCTCATTGTTGATAGTAGTCCTGGCAATGTTAAAGACTGTTTTTTCATATTTTGAAAAAATTGTCCTCCTTCAGCAGTTGCAATACGAAAAGCTTCTGTAACCATCTCAGCAGAAATTAAACCTTTTGACATTTCATCTTTCAATTGAGAAACGGTTTTGCCGGTTTTTTTTGCAATTACTGTCAATGGATTAAATTTCTGATTAATAAGTTGAAGTAAATCCTGTCCCATTAATTTACCAGTAGATTGTATCTGTCCGTATACAAGAGCAAGTGATTGAAACCTTTCTCTGTTCGATCCGGCAACATCCCCAAGCATCTGTAGAGTTTCCATAATTTTTTCAGATTGAATACCAAATTGTAATAAAGTTGTTGTTGATTGTGCAAGATCCTCGGTTTCAAATGGTGTTCTAATAGAAAATTCTCTAAGGTTAGACATCATTTTCTTAGCAGCTTCAACACTTCCCAACATAACCTCAAATTGAGTATTCAAAGTTTCCATATCCGCAGCAACATCTATAGCCTTTTTACCAATAGCAAGTATTCCAACTACAGCACCTGTAATTGCCAATTTCATTCCCATTGACATTTTTTTAACACGAGATTCGGCTTGTTCTATATCATTCTCTTTTACTTTGAATCCTAATTTTGTTGTAAGTTCTCTAACAGTCATCTTTCTATTATTTTCCTAACGTTGTTCTTATTTTATCAGACTGAAAAGAATTATATCCATCAAAAGCATCACTATAATCATTTTTCATATTCATAAATATATGATATTTATGAACATCTTCAAGATCCCATTTATTAACTTCTGATAGGGGAAGTCCATCCATTACAATTCTCCATACAATAGATTCTGCTTCAAGATCTTCATCTAACTCTCCAATTTCTCCAATTCTTTTCCAAATCCGTTCATGCTCTTTTCGTCCTCTTTGAAGATAGACATTACTTGATTTACAGTTCCATTGCCCGCCAACAACTCGAAAGGGGAAAATTTATTATATTTCATAACTTCATACATTAATTTATATAAAGTCTTAAGTGAACCTTTAAATATTTCATTGAGTTTCTGTGAATTTACTTCGGTTGGCGGTTGACCTGGTATAACACATATAACTGTAGAACATAGATCGATTATAAATTGTTCATAATCGACATCACTTAAATTACTTAGTGACTCCATAATTACATTAATAACTTCTCCTAAATTAATCTCATCATCCAAATTTTTTACTGTTCCCAAAACCGGAGCTAATAATGATATTACTTTCTTATCCAATTTTGCAGCAGACAAAATTGGTAATGGATGTAATTGAAAAGTTATTCCATCAATTATTACTTGTTTCGTATCAAGCATGAGTATAATCCTCCATTATTTATTATTTTATACTGTTAACGTACCACCTATAAATTGAGCAGCATTGCCTGTATCAAAACGCCATTCTCTATTCTCAAGAGAATCACCATAAGCAACATCAGGATCTTTTGCAACCCAAGCTTGTCGAGCAAAAAATAAAGTAGTACCTGCCAAATCTTTTACAGTCAGGGGTAAAACACCAACATTTCCCTGTACATCAAGAAGCATTTGTGCTGAAAATAAATCATTTGTTATTGATGTCTGTTTAATTGTAATGGTCACAGAAAAATCATTGGCGTTTCTATTAATTCTATCAACCGTCCCATCAGCACCTTTTGATTTTTCAAATAAATCACCATTTCTTGCAATTGAGATAAATGTTCCCTCAGCGAATCCAGTCACAATAACTGCACCCCATGTCACAACAATTTGTTTAGGATCATATGTTCTAACTTCACTATCTAACATTTTTATCCTCCTTCTTTCTATGATTAAATGTATTGCTAAATATTTCTTTAATATTCATTTATTAACCTTAAACTGTCACAACACCAGAAATTTCCACATTATGAATAGCTCCTTGAAGTGTTGCTGTAAATTCAACGTCTGGTAAATTTCTTGCAAGTAAATTTGCTGAAGATATATCAGCACGTTTTGGGGCAGTAATTTCAATTGATTCCGAAATTAGCAAACCAACACTTGCTCCCTCTTCAAGCACTCCCTGAACTATACCGGCAATTGCTGTTATTCCTTCATCTGTAAATGGCACTTTTCTACTGTTTACAAAATTTATAAATACTTCTGTTTGCAATCTACTTGTTAACCAATCAATACCCCTCATAATATCAATATATTCACCACTTGCAACTTTTCCATTTTCAGTAATATTTACACCACCTGTCTCCGTATATATATTACAATTCTTATCAAGAATAGCTGTTCTTTCCCCCGATGTTAAGCCATATGCAGCTACACCAGATAGTGTCTTAAACGCCCATGTCTGTGAACCAGGATCATAAGGTAAGGATTCACCAGGCCATGCTGCTTCAATCCATGACGGGCTTGCGTCACCTTGAGCAGCATCATGATAAATCGAAACAGTTCTATCATATGCAAGATTCTTCATATAATATGCAATATCAGTTGTAGAACCACTATCATAAATTGCAGCACTACTTGAAGCATAGAAAAAGATTTTAGTCTGAGTCTCGGCCCATGCTGCAGCTGCTTTAAAATCATCTTCATCTTGATATGTGACTGTACCTACAGCTTGACTTGCTCCACCTGTAACAACAACTGAAGCACTTGTTACACCACCATCTAGAATCTCAACTAACACAGTTTTGGCTGTAGCATTTACTGTAACAGAACTATTAGCAATATCTGCTTCAATCTGTGTTTTAATATCCGCATAAGTCGTAGCATTGTCCGTATTGAAAGGCACAGTCGTTACAGCAGTTCCATTAATTGTAAAATCAATGTTATTGCCTGTAACAAAATCAATATCAAATGTATATGTAGCAACACTCGAAGCAATAATCATAAAAGTATACCAATCCGAACTTGCAATCTGTATTGCTGTAAGAGCATCGGCCCAGGTTGAATCCGAAGCATCTTTACGACCAATCATAATTTGACTAACTTTAGGATTCTGACTAAATATTAGAGACGCTGCTTCATATTCAGGATCAGACGAAGACCATCCATCATCAGTCATTTCCGTTAGACTTCCATAATATCTATGTCTAACAAATGTTGTAATTGTCTTACTTGTTAAAAATTCTGAAATTATAGCAGGTATTCCAAATCCAGTTTGTGTAACAGCTTGTGTTTCACGTGATATAATTACCTGCACAATGTCATTTAATCTACTCATTTTTTTCCTCCTAATGTGAAATATTATCAACAAAATCCACTGTATCAATCCAACTGGATTGCTCTGTGGTTGTATCTGCAAAGCCAATTCTCATTTCAAACATGGCCTGTTCAGTCCAATATTCATTATCAAGCCTGGGGATATTAGTTATTCCAATGACTCCTCTATTTACAATTAATTCCTTAGTAAAATATTCATTCTGAATTTCTTGTCGTTCAAGAGAATTAATTAATATTCTTAAAAAATTTCCCTCTCCATCAATTTCCCATATTTCCAATGTTCCTTCATAATCATTACTAATCTTAGTCTTTCCAGTAGTCTCATCTGGTGGATATTTCTTAATAGCTCTACCGATTTGAATCATCTCAACAATTCGATCAATTACAATATATGTTCCTTCCGGAGCAGGGGTATTCTGTCTGCTTTGAACAATAGGAATTTTAAAACCATTTTCAGTATTTATAACGTAATAAACCCAATTATAAATTTTTTGATAAATGTCATCATTTAAACCCACTTCTAAGCCTCTATATATTGTCCAAAATATTTATAATGAGGAATTAAATAATTTTGAAATTTTAATTCCTTAACAAGCTCCCATCGATCATTTTGCCATAGGACTACATCACCAGAAGTATCTCCCCCACGTACGTTAACATTCAATTGAGAACTACTATAAATTTTAACATGCCCTATATCTTGTCTTAAATATTCATAAGATTTTATTTCACGTCCAGACATAGGTTGAACACTTCCCTCAAATGTTATTTCACTTACTATACCAGGAATCCATTTCCCTGTAACCGGATCATACCTTCCGCCGGATTCTGTTTCAATTGAAATAGTTGTAAAAAGTAAAGTACTCATTTATAATTTTTCTCTATGTGTAGTAGCTCTCCACATCTCACCGGTATCAACTAATCGCTTCGTACTCTTTTTTTGTTTTATAGTTATAGGACTTAATTTTGGCCATCTACCTGTTTTAATCATAGATTTAATTCTTCCAACATACCAAGCACCAACTCTTGTGATCGCTTGCTGTGCTCCTCTTTTACCTGCAAGAACATTATCATATTCAATAGCAATTCTATTATTAATATTTTTTTTATTTTTCTGAAATGTTTTTCGCATAAAATGAGTTGCAGGAATTATAAGTTTTCTTTTCTTCAACCTTACTCCAAAATTAAATAACCACCACCCACTCATCTTAGGTGTAACTCTAATAATTGCACCTGTCTCTTGAACTAGTGCACGTGCAGCAATATTTTTATCAGGCCCTCCAACACCATCTGAGAAATAACCAACAAAAGTTGCTGCATTGTTGAATTTTTTAACTTCTCTTTTAATTTTATTCCAACCCATATCCTTCTCAGTTATCGTTATATTAATAGACATTATCATTTCCTCCTGGTGGTGTTGGCCATGTAAAGGAATTAGAATTACCACTCGATACTCCTATAAAAGGACCACAACTATTTCTTAATTGTAAAAATTGTCTACCATAACTTGTCTGTCCTAAAATAGAGTCAGTCCCTTTTTCTTTTGTATTTGAAAAAGTAACAGACAAATCTCCTTCTCTTTTATTTGTAATCCCCCCAGTGGACAATCCGATAAGAGCAACATTTGTATCAATAGTGAGGAGGTGTGCTGCCATATATCCAATAGCTAAATCGTATTTGTCTCCAAAAAAATCTTCAGTCACTTGTAGTTCAGCATAAGCAAGATAATTGTCTCTTCCAGCAGTAGAGTCAAATTGTGGTGCAATAATAGACAATATGGCAGAGGCACTCATTCACACACCCCCTCAGAAATTGAATCAGTAATGGAGGATTCTTTTTTAAATCTACGTCTTCGTGATTCCTTAAGATTCAAGGAATTATTTATTTCAGGATGGAACCGTTCTATCATTATAAGTCTTTTTGTTAATATTGGATCTTTTAATTTTTCAAGTGATTTCTCTGGCAATAAAATTTCTTGACCAGGCACAAAATGTAATTCTGCTGTATATCCATCTCCTTTAATATGTACCCTTTCTTCTTTTGCCCCTTTCCAAAGTGCTTTAATCATTTTCATCTTATTTATCCTCTTTATCAGATTTTGGATTATTTATTTTTTCAATTTGTTTATAAATAACTGCTCTAATTTCATCCCGCCCCTCCTTATCAAGCCACTTCTCTAGAGTAGGCAAATCCCATGTATCTTGTATTATTTCTTTCGCTGTCTTAGCAAACATCTTATGTATTGACTTTGTTACTTTAACAACTTTTTCCTCCTCTCCCTCCTTACTTAACCGCCTACGTGAACCTGGTTTTATCTCTTCTACTTCCGTAACTTCAATAAGATTACCATTATCAATATGATAATTAACACCAGAATTTATTTTTATGTTTTCCCATAATTCATCTTCAATCTCATTATGACCAGGCATTAAAACCACCATTTGTGTTATATTTCCTTTCTTGTCAATTACAGAAATTGTAAGTAATCCTGCATTCTTTTTTTTCCAATTTACAATCATTTTTAAATCCTCCAATTTTTAAAAAATAAAAATCCTCCATTACGTCATTAAGAATTAAATCCCATCACCAAATACAACTGATTGTGGATAATAAATTATTACTCCACCATGTTCAGCATGACAAGGAATTATATATTCCATTCCTTTCTTGTCTGCTTCAAGTTGTTCAAATGGTTGAGGTAATTCAAGTGTAACATTATTTGGATCTCTCACATATCCCATCATTCTGCTAGTACTTCCTGCTCCGGCACTTGCAAGCAAATCAAGAACTTCAATTGTAATACCAGGATTATTATCCATAAAAAACGTAAAAATAGTCTTACTATTTCCATCTGTCATTCTTGTATTTTTAATTAATTCAAATTGAGTTCTTGGTAACAGAATAGTATTGATTTCTTCACGTCCTTTTGTAGGAACAGAAACTGCAGTCCTCATTCCGGTTAGATCACGAATAATTTGATCAGGAGTTTTTGTTGACCATGTTTTTGTCGTGCCTGTACCATCATTAGGTACTGTATATTCAGTTATCCCAGGATAATCTAAAAATCCTTGTATATTAAAATTCTCATCCCCATTCCATGCAAGATCATCTGTTAATTCTTCTATTGCCCTTCTTGCTGTATTAGCGCGCCTATCATTCAGATTTACACCTGCCATTAAAGCACGTCTTATTTCTCTTATTGCATACCCATAACTATCACCAAGTGATTTAACCTTACTCTGATTTTCAGTTGCATAAACATCTACACGTGGAAAATCATTAGCATAATCAGCAATAATTTTTGCTTGCCCCACCTTGTCAAAGCTATACCAAATGATATAATCTGCTCCAGCAGGAGCTTCACTTGATACAGGAAGTAGAGTTTTTGCTTTAAGATTCTTATACTTAACATCATATGTTCTGCTTTTAACATATTCAAGCTGACGTTTGAAAAAAGCACTTTCTCCAGCATCCAAATTTAGTATATCTTTTTCCATTTATTTTATTCCTCCTTTTTAGAATGAATCAGCATAGTCCATTTCACTTTGACCGTCTGTATAAATTCTTACCAATGCTCCTGATGTTGCATTACTTCTAAATCTTGCATTGATAGCTTCCCCGCTTGCTCCTACTTTTCCAAAATCAGCACCAGCAGTTGCATACACATAAGCTTCATTATTTGCTTCACATGTTCCTGTAGAATCACACCAAATTTCACCTTTATTCATCACATTTACAGCATCATATTGATCATATTTAGAAGCAGTGGCTCCGTCATCACTTACTTTCTGTACAAACATAGCAACGCCAAGATATACTTGACCCGAATGGCTTGTAATTGTTCCAGTTGCTTGACTCGCTCCACTAGCAACTACCTCTGAAGATACACAAGTTGCTCCTTTTGTCCTAATAAGAAAAGTCCTATTATCCGTATCAGCAGGATCTAATACACATTCAACACCGGTTAATGCTGCAACTGCTGCAGCAACCAAACCTGCTGTAGTATCATGATCAGTGTCAAAAGTAACCTGTGCCGCTGCAACCCCATTAACAGTAATATCAATAGTATTACCTGTAACAAAATCAGCATCAAATGCCATTTTGTCAACATCAAGAAAATAATTGTATACATTTATAGGGTCTCCCCTATAACCAAAAACAGGTTTACCGAAGGCTATTCCATTGGAATCGGCGCAAGCCCAACCACCTTCTACTCTGGAATCAATTCCAGATTTTAAACCAGCAATGGTACTGTCCATTACATCATATGCACTCATTTATTTGTCCTCCCCTTTCCATAAATTTTGTTCTCTTTCTACCATCCTTTGATAAGCTGCTTTAGAATCGTATTTTTCAGCTTCGGAAGTTGTTTTATTAATAGAATCCCCCTTGAGTTGTTCGGAAGTCTCCTGTCTTTCCTTTTCCAACTCATCAAGTTTTTCTAAACAACCGTCAAAACGTGCATTGATATAAACTTCATCAGCATTATCCAATTTTTCCTTTGCTCCTGAAAAAAGTTTAACAATCACTTCTTTTTTAATATCCATTTCAGACATATCTTCTTTAATTTCTAATTCTGCTCTCTTAGCTGAATCAAGAATTTTAAGACGTGTTTGTACCGCTTTCTCCAGTTCTTCTTTTTTCAAGCCTTCATCATTCTTAACATCTTCTTTAAACTTTTCATACTCCTCCTTTAATTGATCCCTCTCAGCTTCTAATTTTTGATTATCCACTTTCAGTTCATCAATTTCTTTAGAAGTATTTGCCTTTAATGCTTCAAGCTCTGTTTGTGTTTGAGTATATGCAGTTATGACAGGAGCTTCTGCATCATACTCAACACCGTCAATCTTGATTTTCTTCATCATTGACACTCCTTCTTGATTTATTTTCTGAACGCAAACTGCGTCTCCAGAATCCATTTTAATTCTTGCTGAATCCCCTGCTCTCCCCACATCCGTAACAACTATATGATTATATCTTATTTTTCTTTGTATAGCATCATAATGTATTCCCATCCATACCCCTGAGGACTCTTCAAGAACTACTTTATATCCACAAGACAAACCTCTCTTGCCTCCTCTAATATCTTCAATTGTGTCAGCATCTGTCCAAGTTAAATTATTGGATAAATGATATTCGTCTTTTCTTACATCGTCACCGGAAAAACCTACTTGATATTCTTTTATATTATCAACATTGATTTCTCCATCTATAGGATGCTCATTTCCCAATGGTAAATTTTTTAATGTTTTAATTGACTCCTCAGCAAAAACTTCTTCCGGCAATCTCAATTCATTTTTGATTGAACCATCAGACATTTTATAAGGAAATACACCAACATTTGTTACAATAGCTCTACCTTTTAAATATCCCTCTGGTGTTCTTTTAAATTTTTCCTCCATATAGGAATCTTCCTCTTTAGTTTCAAGCAATGGAAAAAAATCATATCTTTGAACACTATCTTCTTTCTTTTGTTTTTTATTGATTGCTTCTAAAAGACTATTAGCAACTTTCTCAATTGCCGGTTGTGTTGTTGCCCCCCTTGCTCCAGCTGCAGCCGCCTTTGCTGCAATTACTCCACGTCTAAATATTTGTATTTCATTTCCAACCATTTTAGCAACCGGATAAGCGTAATAATTTTTAGTCTCTTTTTCTGCTTCATTATTTATTGCAAGATGAACTTTTCCATATTTTGCCCACTCTTCATTTTCACCAAGCAACTTATTTCCATCAGCTGAAGAAAAAGACCATGATCCATTATTTATTTTTCCTGAAGAGATTAATCCTTTTAAAAAACTAATAGCACTTGAATTAACTGATAAACTATCCTCTTTAAATTCATTTTGATTATAAATATCTAATTCATCAGTACTGATTTCCCCTATTACAATTCCTTGAGCAGTTGCTTTTTCCCTTGCCGACGCCTTTGACCCAGCCTCTCCTGGAGTATAAGTATAACATTCTCCTTTCTGTCCCCACTTAAATCCTGGTTTTCCATTTAATTCACAATTTATCATTGGCATATTATTTACCTCTATATAATATTATACATCAACTAAAGAATTAAAACTTATATAATCAACCTCAGAAACATACTTTTGGAATATTTTATCCTTTAATCTAAAATTATAAAAAACAGTTCCCTCCATATTGTCAGTCTCCACTAATTCTATTTCCCAATAACCATCTGATCTCGGAGTGGTTGATATTTCGTCTCCAGTTATTTGTGTTACATTTTTATATTCAGCTAAATCTATACTTAAATAAGCAATAATTGGTGTTTCATCAGCATTACCATCAGCATCCACTTGATAACCATACACAATTGTTTTATGTATTGTATCTATAACTCCAGCAAAATTATAAACTATTTGCAATGGACCAGCTTCAGGCGATGTTAGTCCTGTCTCGCTATGTATAAATAATCTTACATACATATTAATTTGTACAGTAGTAAAAGTTGCTTTATTTGTTTGTATTTCAGTTAAAGTATTAGATTGACTATATGTTTCATCACTTACACTCCAATCTGCTCCATCATAATAATAGGGAACACTTCCTTTATATAAAATTATTTTTACTTCATCACTTCCAGTTTTTACAATTGTTAAAAGAAAACCCATTAATTCTTCAAGAGAAGTTGCATCCGAAATATATACAGAAGGATTTGTTAACGGATATATTTGTGCTGTCAATGAAGCAGTTAATTCAGCCACACTGCTTTGAACTGCTGTATTTGTAAAATGTATTTTGAATTGTCCATATATTTCTCCCTCTATATTAAGAGAAGCAAGATTAGCATTAAAAGTCGCCTTATCATTAGCCTGCGAATATGTCCCATCACTTGTAACCCATGCAGAGCCATTCCAATATAAATAATTTCCCGATCTCCCAATTTGTAATGAATATCGAGGAGAACCTCCTTCAGTAGTTATAAAAGAGTCAAATGTTATGAGTGTTCCTGCTCCTGTATATTCCATTTCTGGCAAAATAACTTCTGATTCTAAATACTCATATTCATAAATATCTGACCAATCAGGAGTATAATTAGTCGTATGTTGAACAGAATCAAAATATATTAAATCATTTATAGAAAAGTTAGAACTATTTGACCCACCGGTATCTGCACCTACTCTTAAAAGACCAATATCACTACTTCGTATACCTGTATCAGTTAAAGTTGAACCTAATTGTACACCATCAACAAATAGTCTTGTTTCTCCTGTTGTTATGTCCCAATTCAATTCAATTTCATATTCCGTATCAATTACAGGACTCCAAATTTCCGCATTAGAAATAATTGCACTGCCGACATTATTGTTAACCGTAACAAAAAGTAATGTACTTGATTGAAATATCTTTATAGCATTAGTAGCGTCACCGTCTGATTTACTAACAACCACAAAAGATTGAACACTACCTGGATTTCCACTATAATTTGTTATTAGCCTAAATCGAATACATCCAGTTTGTTGGCTATCCGCATTTCCATTTGCGTCATAATTAACATATCTTATATCATTATGTGTTAAGTCTAATTTTCCATCAGATACAGAAGCTCCGCCAACTGCCAATCCTGTTAATACTCCATCACCCCAATTACCATTTATATCAGAATTATAACTTGAATAAAAAATCGCATTACTTGGCCTTTTATTTTTTTGCTGAACTTGCCCATTTAAAACTTCAATTAGATCGGAATCAAATACTAATCCTGTTTCATCCTCAAAATCTTCTGTAAAATCCTGTCCCGGATTATTCTGAAGTTTTAATCTTATTCCATTTAAAATTTCAATTAGATCAGAATCAAATACTAATCCTGTTTCATTCTCAAAATTATATGTTTTTGTTACACTCATTAGAAATAAAAAAAGTCGGGCAATCTTGAAAAAGAGCCCGACTTGTGTTCCTCACTCAGCCAGTATACCATAAGAAGGTTCTATTTAATTAATAAATAAAATACCTTATTAAGTCAACTATTTTTTTTAAAAATTTATTTAAATAATTTGCCCTTGCTTTTTATATATACTACTTCCATTTCGTTGCTCCTTCCAAATAATTGGTTGTAACTCCACCCTTATTTTTTTAATACCCGATAAATATAAAAACTGAGGTTTTGATAATACAAAATCTGTTTTATTTTTAATTTTTATCAAATCTGCTCTTATTACAAATTTATAAACAGCAAAAAGACCATACCTATTATACAAACTCAGAATAAAAGTATAATTTCCATCTACAGGAATCCAAGATGAATTTCTCTCAATTTCACACTCAAAATTAAAAATATATCCTCTACTGCATTCCAATAAAACTATATCAAAACGTTTTATAATTAATAATGTTTTTACTTTTACTGTATTTGTATTAGAAATTACACGCATTGTTGAAGTGTGTATTTTTTCAACTGTAGGTATCTTTATATATGAAGTTCTTACAATTTTATTTTTTGGTATAGAGGAGCAAAAAATAAATCCCATTATTAAAAACATAAACATTAAAATTAAAATAATTATTACTCTTTTACTCATATTTTTCCTCTTTCTTTAAATAAATTTAAAAAAAAACAAACATTTCTCTCTATAAATAATATAGAAGGGAATGTTTATTTATGTCAATGAAAATTATTATTTATATCAAAAAAAATAATAATTTTTTATAAAATACTTGACAAAGTACATAAATATATGTACTATAGTAGTAGAAGTTAAAATTAAAAATTCAGGAGAAAATCAATGATAAAAATGATAAAAAAAATAATAACAGGGTTTAGGTTTTTAAATATTCCAGATTTTTTACTAAAAGATGGAAATAAGTTATACGGGCCGAAGCCCGTATTGAATATACCGAGATCATTCAGGCATTGGAAAGCATGCCTGAAGAATCATTTTCAAAATTAAATATATTTTAATTTTGAAAGTCTTGCCGCCATCCATGGGCGTGGATCGAATCCAAGCAAGACGCATAACGGAATTACTTTCTTCGTAAGCCGGTGCGATTCCGGAACGGCGACCGTGGCCGTTGGACAAGAGTGTCATCGGGGAAAGTAAGGTAGGGTAAGGATATATACTTGCCCTATTTTAAAAAATTTTTAAATAGGAGAAAAAATATGAAGATGATAATCGCAAGGGTCTATGAAACGAATGGCCCTATTTATTTCCTTGGTTCGTCTAACGTAGACGAAATCGAGGAAATATGGAAAATAGAATCAAAATCGGATTTTGATTCTATCAACGATTCCTGCCATGGAAACTTGTCCTGTGACGGCAGCACTTGGCAGGATTGGGAAGGTGTATTTTTCGTCCACTATTGGGACGGGAATAATTGGAAGGCTTTACAAATCGACGATGAATTTGAAATCGTCGAGTATGAAGAGGTGGAGGACACCTCTCCCGAGCCGGCTTTCTACTTTGGGAAAAGAATAGAAGTAGATGACCAGTCCATTGAACTGGTCACGAGTAATATGTCAGGAAATATTACTCCATTCTGGATGAGTCATCCCGAATACCTGTGGAACACCATTCGGGGGGCTTAGGTAGCAATATTATTTAAAAAGGAGAAAAAAATTATGAAAAATTACAACATTATTAACCACTCCCTGAGCGAAGAGCAACTCAGGGAAATTGAGGGGGAAATTATTTCCCCCTCCGAGGAGATCAAAAAAGGTCTCCTCCAATCGCCTGATAACGAGGAGGCGATTGGTTCTTTAGCTACAAAGATAATTTTGGAAGCTAAAGAGCGAGGATGTACTGCTATCCTCGCACCAGGCGGAAGTCCTGCTTTGATGGCGATTATTGCCATCGAAGCAAATGAGGCCAAAATTGGCCTCAAATTCTCTCACTCTGTGAGGGATTTTTCTGAAGTCGTAGCTCCTGATGGAACTGCGACAAAAACGAACGTATTTCGACACGTTCGTTGGTTGGAATTCCATCCGACTAAATACAAAATTATTTAAGCATCCCTAACCTCTGCCCTCTTCGGAGGGCTCAGCCGGCGATGCTGAGAAATAAAATTAAAAAGGAGGAAAGCTATGGGTTATTTTCATAAAGGTGGGCAAATAAAGGACTATATTTGCCCACACGGAATCAACTTTTCAAAATTCGGGGAGTGTAAAACTTGTGCACTCTCCGAAAGAGAGGATGACTACTTGCGAAGTCATCCTGAAAAAATTATTTCCCGGGCAACCGGGAAAGATATCGTTACCGTTTTTCAAAACAACGGTAACGAAGAGACCTTGTATCTTCCAACCGGAAAATACAAGGTTGGCTCGATCGTGAAAGAAACGATCGAAGAAGATGGGTATGAAGAATACCCAACAATAAAAGTTGTAAAAGGAACAGCGATCAAAGTTGTTCCTGAAATGAAAAAGTTTAAGATCCTTCCAAAAAGTTGGAAGGAAGAAGTCGAAGAACTATATATCTACTCGAAAGATATAATTTTCGAGTAGATATATTTTTGACCTTTCCTCACTCCTCGAAGGGATAAAATAACTTGACAAAGTACATAAATATATGTACTATAGTAGTAGAATAAATACTATTAGGAGAAAAATATGGAAAATATATATGCACAAATTAAAAAAATTAAGGATCTCTCAACTATCCCAACAGTTGAAGAGGATCCTTCTATTATCTCCATGCAGGAGAAAATAGAAAAAGATCTACAGGAAATTAAAAGTCTACAAGAGAAATTATTTTCTATTGTAGACTTTCTACATAAAGAAAATATATATAGAAAGAGTGCTTCATCTATATTTATAGATGAAATTAGAACACAGGTTCTGATAAATCTTGATAAATTAAATCAATTAAATCAATTTTGAGAAGAAATCTATTTCAGAGAATCAAGGAATTAGAGATTCTCTTAGAAGAAGAAAAATAATAATTTTTTCAACATAACTTGACAAAGTACATATATTTATGTACTATAGTAGTAGGAGAAAAGTTATGAAAAAAGAGTTTAAACTTGAAAATTTGGGCTTGGGAAAAGGCCCTTATAAATTAATCGATTATTTTGAAATCCAAGCTCCTGATACAGATTCAGGAGCTCTTTTTGCTATACCTATCAAAAACAGGACAAAATATCCTGTTAAAAATATTGGGGTTTGTGCAATATGCGGAACTCCAATTAAGAACAATTATGTTGTTCGGTCATCTGATAACGAGATATTCGTTGTTGGGTGTGAATGTATTAAAAAAATCAATGACTGCATCTTGATTGATGCAGTTAAAAGACATCAGAAAATCCTCAATAAAGTTAAGGATTTTCATCAAGCAAAAGCCTTATTTAGTAATTTTTTCGACTCGTTAACGCAACCTCAAATAGATCATCTAAAGAAGGAAATCAAGACGAATTACAGACATTTTAGCAACGTCCGTCAAGCAGACGAATTCTGTAATATCTACGAGGCCCTCAAGGATCAAAAAGAACGAATTGAAAAAATACAACTAAAAAAACTCTCCGACATATTACAAGTCTCTTTTCAAACACACAAACAAGTCAAAGAAGAGATTGCTTACATTGAAAACCTTTTTACGTAAATTCAAACCTCCTCTTTTTTTTCTTTAATCGAGAACCTTTTTCTCGATCTTGTTACAACATCAATTTTGTTTGCTGTCTCTTGTATTTCAATAACTATATCACCATATTGTAAATTACCAATTTCTTCTTTGACAAATTGCAGTATATTTTTTAGCACATTATCTGAGACTTCCATTTATATCTCCTCTGGAAATGGTTTCATATCAATTTCATTATCCACCATGGCAATTACATCATCAAAATATGGTATTGCAGTACATCGACATTGAATATCCTGACCTGGATGTAATTCAATACCACCAATTGATAATCGTTTCTTCCATGTCTTCCCGCCATCATCACTATATACACTAGCATCATCCCACCGGCATAATCTCCCCTGCATTGCTCTATGAGTTTTCCTTACCCTCTCGTCTCCAACAGTTGCCCATATATACATTTCAATACCGGCGTCAGTTTGTCTGCGCCTTGTAAACGACTCAGTAAGTTTTCCTACCTGGTCCCTTGCAATTAAACGTGCTCTATTATCAATATATTTCTTTTGCAGTTTCTTACTTTTCTTTAGCATCTTTTTAACTGCTTCCTCAAAAGTCGGAGCACTTGCTGAATTTTGAACACCTTCACTAACAAGTAAATTGAGATTTTTAATATAATCTTGTGTTAATGATTTAATCAAAGTCTCATTGTTTTGTGCCCACACATTGATGACTTCAGCCTCCCAGGGCTCATAAGGAAAAAATTTAAGTCCAAGCACCTCTTCAGTAAATCTGAACCACTGCTTTGCATTTTGCTCCGAGGTGTCAAAGCCAACATTAACTATCATTGTCTTTAATCCCTCCTCCGACGCCTTCTGTGCCATCACTTGCAATTCCTCAATAGTCGTTGCAAACTCATCTACAAATGCATCCATTCTAATACTGTCTTGCTTTTCGGTATTAAGATTATACCCAATGACCCAATTCATTAGATTGGCTTGCAGGATCAAATATGCTGTTTCCGTAAGTGGTTTCATCCAAGTTCTTAATGCTTGCCAGTACTGCCGTTCGATTGCATGAGGATATATCCACTTTTTGCGTTGTGGACGTTTATTTCTTTTACGATTACCTTTACCCATATTACGACGACGCTGATAAAGCATTTCTTGAAATACAGTTGTATTATTAAATTGAGGCATTATATTCTTTTTCCTAATTTCGTTAATAACAGTCTTTTATTTCTTTTTTTACCTTTCAAGTATTTATATTCGATTCCGTCCCATCCAGTTAAAGGGACAACCCAATATAAAATACACCATTCTTTAAATATTCCATTATCAATTGTTTTTGCTAATCGAATAAACAACCATTGGAGAAAGTAATAATTTAATATACCTAATTTAGACATTTACTTTCCTTTTTCTACGATATAGTGACCGACGTTTGTTGGTGCCGTTTGTTATTGTTTTGCCTTGTCTTGCAAGTCTTTTTTTACTGGTTGTTTCTTTTGCAATCTTTACCATATCTAATTTTTCAACTTCTCCATATATCCCGTCATTTATTTGTTGCATAATATCCTCCTAAAATATATTTTAAAGCCTTACTGCAATTTATGCAAAATATCACTATAATATTCTCGTTCCCATAAATTTTTATCAAAATTATCCCCTCTTTTTATACCTATTGAAGCAACTCGTAAATATTCACGTTTATAACGACCTCCTCCAAGCATCGCATAATTAGAATGAATTGGTAATTTATAATGATTTAAATAAGCGAAAACATCTTTTTCTTTCCACCACCCCAAAGGACGACACGTGTTTTTAGTTTGATAACCATATAATTTCATTACTATCTTTCTTATACCAGACTCATCTGCTCTAATACCAGATACATATTTATTTCCATATTTTTTATTAGCTATTTTAAATCCTTTTTCAATAGTTCCTGTAGCTCTCAATCTATTCCCATCAAACCATCGATCTATATGTATTTCATTATAATTTACATTTCTAAATTGTTTTAAAAATTTATCCCTAACAACAAAACAATAAGGATTTACTATATCTTTCACAACAATCCAAACAAAAGGAATATTTAAACCTGACTGAAGACATAAATGAATAAGTACAGTCGAATCCTTTCCCCAGGAAATAGAAGCATAATTCGGTTTAAATTTTTTTATAATATTGATTGCATCAATTTCTTTTTTTCTGACATTATTTAATTTATAATTTATTAAATCAATTTCTTCATACTCCTTCCATAATTCTAAATCTTCTTTTGTATGTCGTTCACATTCTATGAGCATTGTTTTATACTCCAGTCATATAAAATAATAGATAAAGAAGCTTCTACAGTAAGACAAAAACTATTAATTGTAGGAATTTTTAATTTATTGTTACAATTGATTTTTTTAGGTAAACCACAGGTTTCTCCACCAATTATTATACCTTCAATATTTTTCCAATCAAAATTGTATATTGATTTTTCATAATAATTTTCAAATGCTACTATATTTTTTAAATTATTAGGAAAAGAAATTGTTTTAATTTGTACTTTATCTTTTGCAGTAAATAAGTTACCTTTTAATTTATAATTTTTATTATCAGAAATAATAAAAATTTCTTCTATACCAAAACTATAACAAGTTCTATATACTCTATTTAGATTCCTATTAACATTATACAAATAAATTTTCACTTTTTCTCCTTATTCCTTCCATAATTAGGATTGATATATTTTCGGATATGTTGTCGCCGGCAATTTCTACAAACTGTTTTACCAGGAAAAAAACTTTTAAACATATATTCTTTTTTACTTTCACCACAAATATCACAACAATTAAAATAATTAGGGGAATTTTTTTTATACTTCTTCCTTCTTTTTTTTTCTCTTTTATCTGCTTTGTCAAACGGAAGCTGACGATTAAAAATTTTTTTAATATAAGAAAAAGAATAAGAAGAAATTACATGCCTATAAAAATAATATAATTCACGTTGTAATAATAAATTTCTTTTTTTCAAATCACCTTCTGATAAACAAGCAAAGGCGATGATTTGAAAAACATCCTCTTTATAATAAGGATAAACATATTCAAAAATTCTATTATGTTTTGCAAAAGTAAAAAATAATAGAAAATCAGGAATAATCTCTGCATATTTTTTTATTATAAAAAAAGTACCTGTTCCAGAATAATTAATACTCAACATGGAATAATTATTTCCCTTTGATTTTTTGGATGCCAATATGGGGGATTAACTGCTCCATATCCTATTTTAAATCCTGTGTATTCATTTTGCTTTTCTATTGGAAGAGTACGCATTAAAATTTTAATATTATTTCCTTTGGCATAAACACTTAAATCGTCTTCTATTTTTTCAATTTCCCATGAAGAAATAAAACCATACCCTATTTTTCTATAATAACCAATAAAATTTACATCTTTTAAAAGACGCTGACATTCTTCAAAATTACCATTCACAAACCATATAATTTTATCTATAAGTTTTACATGAATAGGAGCAAACCGGCTTTTATATACTCCTCCTCCAATTGATAGAACTCTCCTTTTGTCTGATTTAATTAATAGACTTAATTTATCAGTTTCAAATCGATATTGATGTCTATCATGCCATTCTGTATATATTTTATAAATTGGATTAGAACACCTATATATTTTTAAATTTTGTATCATAAAATAATTAATAGGTATAGGAATATTTTCAAATTCCGAAAGTGGAGTAGATCTTAAAAATTTCTTTCCAGACACCTTCTTCATTTTAAAACTTAAAATGTATGTTAATAAAGAATCAAGTAAAGGAGGATCCCCACATAAAGGAGATCCTAAATTAGCTGTTACTTTTAAATTCATTTTTTCTCCTTATCTTCAGAAAAATTTTCATTCAGCCATTGTATACATTTTTCTTTATTTTTTATTATATGATCTTCATAATTTGATATATACATATCTATCTTATCGTCAGTAATTTCTATTTCTTTACACTCAATAAAATATCTCATATTTAAAAGACCATGTCCAATTCTCGCTTGTCCTCCTATTGTTCCTCCTAATTCAGACCATGTTTTAAGTGCTAAAAATAAACTTCCAACTTCAAGTAAAGATACCTTATTCAAAATAAAACCATGATAAAACATAGCCCCTGGAATAACTGTCTGTCCAGAATACAACATTAAATTGCTTTTGGAACTTTCTATATTTTTATGTAATAATTCAGAAGCATCTTTTCTTTTTAATGCGTCTCCTCTTGTATATTGATATTGTTTTATAAAATCATCCGACATTTTTAAACAATCATTTGTTAATTTCCATTCATTTGGCAAATGATTGTTTATATTTTTTTTATTCTCCTCACAAATTAATACACCACGTTTACAAATCATACTACCTGCCACGATTTGATCTCGTAAACTCCCACCAAGTAAACGAAATAAAGGAAATAAAATTTGTAATTCAGCTATAGACTTCATATTCTCATTTATAGAACTTTTTGTAAGTGCTCCTCCATAAAACATATAATTTACTTGATCTATATTTAATTTCCCTGCAAGATCTAATTTATCTATTAAAAATAAAGTGCCAGGCTCTCTTATAAATTTATGTCTAATAGCGTTTCCGGAAATTACAGGAACATCTTTTATTTTGTCATTATATAAAATTTTTTCTTTATTTATTAAAGATTCATTACCAGCCGTTCCCATCATATGTGTTAGAGAAGACAATACTTTTGAAATACAATGTATATTTACATTTAATAATTTTTCACTCATTTTCTTCCTCCTGAAATAAATCTAACTCTTTTTTCATATTTTTTCTTTTTCTTACCCTTATTTTTTCTTCTATAATTTTTTCCTTCTTATCATCATATTTTTTTCTCCATAAATCCCTTGCATGAATAAGAAAAAGAAAATATTTCTTTTCAATAAGCTTCAAAAATTCAACTTTCCATTCTAAAGATTTTGTAGAAATAATATCTACAAATGATATAAGAGATTCATTTGCAGCCACTTTACCAGGTTCAGCTTTTATATAATCCAAAGAACAATTTATAAACATATCAATATCATCCCCTGCTTTTGCAATAGAAGCAAGCAATCCATTTCCTATTCTTTCCCATAAAGTTTTACGATCCAAATCACTTGAAAATAGTTCTGGTAAAATGGAAATAAATTTTATTATTTCCATTTTTAAATCCTCCTGATCTTCTACTTCTAATTTTTTAAACGTATCCACCACCCCTGCTACTTCCAAACGAAATTCTTCCAAAGAAATAGAAGTTACATTACTTTTTTGATTCATTTCTTGATTCCTCCTTATTTTTTGCCAACCATGCAGCCAATTGACTTAATAATTCATTTTGTATAGTTAACCATTTCTCATATTCAGAAATAGTATTATAATAATCATTAACAGCTATGAAATAATTAAAATGAGGTTTCACTAATAAAGCCGGTTTTCCAATAGCTGCTGTTAAATAATCTGCTAACTTCAATCTACTTATTAATTTACTTATATTTACATATATTCTTTTTTCTTCAAATTGAATAGGATAATCATCTTTTGTTTGTGCCCAAATGCTTCTAAAAGCAATATTCTTTTTTCCTGATTCTGAAATAATTATTTTAAAAGGGGGTTCTGGTGGAATTAGTATTTTCTCTCTTATCTCTTTTACATGTTTTTTTGAAAAAGCAATTCTTTTATCTTTAGTAATTACCCAGGAATATAAACGAGGAGAGCCTGTTCTTACTTCCTTATCAATCATTTCAATTTTTGATTTGCTTCCAAAAAAATAAGCACATTCTTCACAAACATATTTTGATAAGGAATCTGCAACAATATCAACATTTGTAAAAGTTGACCTAACAAAATCTTTTGTGGAATACTTATTAGTACATACACAACCACAAAAATAACAATTATAATTCATTAAAAATCCTCCAAAACTTTTAATATGTTTAAATTATATCAAAGTATTATTTTCTAATTCAGGAAACCTCATCTTCCTTGCTTCTTCACTATCATAAATTTGATTCATAATATTAAGATTATCTGTTTCTGCTTCTATTTTACCAATTTCAGCTAATTCCTTTTCAGTAGGTTCCCATAATGGATTAAGTTCAACTTCATATTCTTCAATTGGTTCTCCTTCTTCAGTTTGTCTTATTTGAGGATAAACATAACCAGCAACTAAATTAACTATTTTTTGTAATTCTGGCAATAATATAATTTCTTGTTTGCTCGATACATCATCATAATAATTTCTTATATCACTCTCACCTGTAGCATTCATGCCGGCAGGGGATCGTCCGAACAACTTAGTAACAGGAATCCCACACACAGAAGATAAATTCATCATTCCTCTGTCAACAACATCACCAATTCCATTGAGAGAAACAGTATCTCTTGAATAGTCTTCATTCTCTCCAAGTAGAACGGCGTTTATAATTGATTTGCTTGCATTGATAATTTCCATACGATTGTAACACATATCAACACCAGACTTTCCTTGCGACAATATTTGTGCAAGATTTGAAAGCTTATATTTACCAACTGAAAATTCAAGCATAAGATTAGAAATACCTCTTTCAATTGCTGAATAATTTGCAAGTCGCTGCCATATTTTTTGTAATGTTGATAATCCCCAATATCTGTACTTAATATCAAGTTCTTGACAATCCGAACTTACTTCCCCTTTAAATATTAAACATCTCGAATTATGAACTTTCATTATATTTCCATCTCGTTTATAGATTGGAAATACCTCTATCTCCTCAAAATATTTACTATTTGGATCATCCACAATATCCGTACTGATCAAGGGAATACGTGCAGCACTATAAACCCTCAAGGATTTTATTTCACCAGATGTTTGATTTAATGGATTTTCAAGTTTACCATTTTTTGTAATAATAACAATTAATGCACCACGATATAACCTGGCATACTTTAATGCTTTGTTTATTGCAGTTCTTACACCAAGACGGCTCATTTCTTTTTTTATTACTTCATCATCATTTTTTATTTTCCAACCATTCCTCGTCATATCATCTGGTACAACATCAACAATCTTAGAAGCAAGACCATCACCATCATACAAATTAGAAAGAGTTGAATCATCAAATAAAACATATCCCCCCCAATCATTATGTTTTGTCTTATCAGATCGTTTGCCAAGACCAGCAAGTAAATTTACCCAACCATCTAATCTTGTCATCATATCATTAAACATTCAGTTCACCTCTCACTTTTTTTGCTGCTGTTGTAACTTATCATAATATATAGATTTTAATAACACACCTCTCATTTTTGTCAATCTTTTTATTTGTTGCTTTTGAAATTGCTTTATTCTATATTTATTTATTAAACTTTTTAATATTTTCATTTTTACTCCTCTCAAGTTACATTTGCCAAAGAGCATCATCACTCTCAATTAGTCCTGAATATTCGAGTACTCCTGTAATTCCATCAGAACAATCATCATGTTTATTTGCCTTAAAATTCTTTTTATATCTCAGTAAATGTTTTGCAAATAAAGGAAACCGAGTCGTCCAATTAATTGGCATTAAAATTTTTCTCTGTACTTCAGCACTGTTAGTAATAATTCTACTTTCTTTATTTGCTCCCTGATGAAACCAATTTATTACAAGTTTATTTTTTGACAACCTGTCAACATTCCTTGCAAATCCCCTACCTCCATTATTTGATTCAATAAATGCTTCTCTAATATGATTCCTTATAAGCATATTTGCTGTTTCTATCTCAGTCACCTCATGTGGTTCTTCTGTATAATAAATATCCAAAACATAAATCATATCATCAATACCAACTCCAAAACAAATAGAACAAAGATAATCTGTACCGGTATCCGCCGTGTCGGTATAATTTCTAAGGTATCTAAAATCAGGTAAACGACTCCAAATATTAAAACCTTTATATAGTAACCCAACTTTCGGTTTTGGATCCCCTTGATGTAAAGACTCAAACTGCTCCTCATCAAGATTCCTTGTATCTTCTAATTTCTTTTTGCTATGTCGATGTGGCCATAAAGGTTCTCCTATTTTTCTTTGATCTATTTCAGTTGAAGCATGATTCATTAAAGAAGGAAAATTTATTTTATACCAAGCATTGTCAATTATATTTTTAGATTCTAACTGTTCTTTATTTTCAATTAAAATTACTTGCTCCTTATTTTCAAGCCACCCAATTAAATCTCCTTCATTCCATCGAGTAAATACAATTAACTCCTGACTATCATTATGTAATCTATTCCTTACAACTGATGAGTACCAATCAATAACACTGTCTAATATTACCGGACTGTTTCCTTCAGCATAATCTTTATACAAATCATCCATTATCATTAGATCAATTGGATTCCCTCCTAAAGGACCTCCTCTTCCCACAGCAAGTAATGACCCCCGATAATTTACAATTTCAAATTCATCTTTTGTTTTCTGAAAAGCACTGTCTGATTTTTGAGTAAATTTTGTCTTAGCAATTGTTGTCTCCGAAAATACATTATAATACTCTTGAGAGCCAATAATTCTCTGTACATCAACACTAAACTTCCGCACAAAAGTTGTTGAATATGAAGCTATGCCAACTTTTAAATTAGGATTTAAACCAAGCATAAATGCCGGTAAACGTCTTGAAGACAATTCACTCTTTCCATGCTGAGGTCCAATCGTAACTATTAATTTTTTTATAATACCAAATGCAAAAAGATTTAATATATTAGCATAAGTGCTGTGAAATGTTGTTTCCTTATAAGCTGGGAAGGTATATTTAACAAATGTTCCAAAATTCTTTGACGCCAAACTTCGCTGTATAAGTTCCAATTGTATTTGTTGTAATGCCAATCGACTCATCTATATAACACCACCAAGACTACTGGAAGGACCATTAAATAGCAAACAAGCAGTATGCCTAATATAGTCCACACAGTAAGAATAATTACTTTCCATAATGTAGAAATAAAATCAATCATCTAATCACCTATAACTGTTTTAAATAATCTTGCGGATAATGATCTAATGGATTTCCAAATATCTTTACAATCGGAAATAGTATTCTTTCTATTATAGAGGTTTTTCCTAATATAATTTTTAATTTTATATGTGTATACCCCATCCACACAGGAGGAACTTTTGTAACTGAATCCTCATTAAGCACATATCTGATAGATTGATAAATTTTTTTATTTAACCATTTCACAAAACCAATTAACCCCACTCTCGGAGACCCAAATGTAACCAATGTAACTTTTATACTCCTTTTTGTCAATATCCCAGCAAATATAGTCCCAACTGCCGCTCCTAAAGAATGACCTATAATAATCAATTCATTCATTTCTTTTGTTAATTCCATAATCCTATTATAAATTGTCTTTACTTGAGATACAAAACCAGCATGCAAACGATAACTTTTTCCAAACCATTCTTTTGGAGTTTTGGTCCAAAAAGCCTTTATATTATCAAACCAATCTGTCCATCCATCTGACCCTCTAAAAACCAATATCTTTCTATCGTCATAGTCTCCTATACGTCCCTCAACATGTCCTACTTTAAATGTTGTAACATTATTTAATATATTTTTTACTTTCCCATGTTCTCCATTATACTCATCAATACATGCCTGACAATAAACCTTATGTAATTCTTTATTTATCATTTTATTTTCCTTACTTAAAATAAATAACAGCTATAGTAAGTATTATATTTACTAGAAGAAAAAATCCCAATCCAAAAAACCAAATTTTCCAATCCTTCATAACATCCTCCTTAACTTTTCTATGTGCTTCCTCCTCACTTTGATGATATTCTTTAATAGTAGTCTCACACTTTTCTTTATGTTCTTTTATTTCTGCTCCAAGTTTTCTTATACCGGAATCCCAGACAATTTCAATTTGATCTTTCATTTCACCTTCATTTCTCCTAAGTACCTCTTGTAGGAATTGAATATCTTTAGCATTATCATAAGTTGATTTTGTTGTTTTATTTAATTCTGATTGAATCTGTGTTAATGAATTTTCTATTCTTACTAAATTTTGAGTTAAAGAATCATGTTTTAATGCCATTCCTTCGACAACTGATTTAATCGATGTTAATAAATCTGTAAAATCCTGGTTATTCTGTTCCATTAATCCTCCCCCTACTTTTAATATTTTAATTTTATTCCTCTATAATTCCTTTTTTTAAATTTTGCTCTAATTCTAACAACTCCTCCACACTCAATTTTTTATAATCTTGTAAACCAATCTCATTTCCATTCTCATCAAGTGTAGTAAATATATGTTTTGTTGTAATAGGCTCAAGAAGAGAGGGACACATCTGAATTAAAATTTTTCTCGCTTTATCCCTGTCTATAAGCTTCAAAACTGTCTTTGTTACGTTAGCATCTTTTCCATATGCTCTTGTCTCAATGCCTTCAACGCAACAACGATATTCTTGAGGAATTTCATCCCATGATTCAAATTTTGGTTTCCCTGTAACGGCAATAAACATAGAAGGATCATATGTGGCTTGGATTATTAATTGTTGTAATAATCCAACAGGTAAATTTTGCTTCAGTTCTGCTTCAATAACTTTATTAATTCTACTAATTGCTTCCTGAATATATACACGCTTCATCAATTCCCTTGCTGTTACCGGTACTGATTTTTTATTAGAAATTAAATTTTCCTGTATTACTAACTGATTTAATCTCCTATTAAATCTTCCAAAAAAAGCTCTACGATAGGCATCGGTTTTATTATTATTATTAAAACAAAAATACCAAGCAAAGGATCTATGTCTCAGTGTTAAATAACGTGCTTTCTCATTGTGTGTTTCAATTCTTACTGAATTTTCCACAATATCATCAAGGTAAGGTGTTAAAATTTTTATTGTTTTAGATGGATAAAAAATTTCATCCACTGTCTCAGGTACAGGATTCTTCAAAAACTTACTCCAACATCTTTATAAATTTTTTAAATGCCTTTCTTTCTTTTTCTGTAATTTTTGAATCTTGTATATATTCTTTTACCTTTCTAAAATTAAAATTTTTCTTTGTTTTTTCAGTGTTTAAATAGATTTGGTGAGCTTTTTCCACAATATTTTTTTCTATTTTACTTTTAGAAATTTTTAGTAGTTCAATTTTGTATATTAATTTACAAATACCACAATAAAAATAGGTGAGATTATTTGCGCTTGTTACTTCAACTAAATTACTTCCACATTCTTTGCAATAAATATCTTGAATAAGAGGAAAGGCACTTAATTTAAAATTATCAAATAACATTGTCTAATCTAATTTTTTTATTTTTATTAATATTTCCTACTTTTATTTTTCTCTTTTTCATATCTTTTCTAACTTCTTCTTTTGAAGCTACATCATTTATTTTTCTTATTTTTATTTTCATATTTTTAAAAATATTACAGTAGAGTTTGATTTTTTCAAATTCTACTGTAATGACAATAAAATAAACATGAGAGATTAAGGAAATACTTATATTTACAATATATAAAACCCCTAAATTTTTTTAAAGTCTTTTTTTATAAAAAATCAAATTTTTTGTTATCTTTTTTAACTTTGTTATCTTTGTTATCTTTTTTTTACTTGACAAAATTTTATGCCCCTATATATTAGAAATAACATAATAATACTTTCTAATAAAAGAGAATGAATAAAAATCCCAACTGCACGGCCGTTCGTGCAGATTAAAAATAACATAATAATACTTTCTAATAAAAGAGTAAAAAAATGAATAATAATATAAAAAAATTATTTCTTAAACAAGAAAGCCTTATAAAAATAAAGGCATTCCAGTACTGGAATAAAAATAAAGTCATTCCCTTCGATGACTTTATATCGGAGTGTCATTTTATCTTTTTACATTGTTATGAAAAATATAATCCGGAAAAAGGCTCGTTTAAAACCTTCTTCACAAAAGCTCTCGATAATAGATTAAAAAATTTTATATATCGAGAAGGAAATAAATATAATCAAACAGCAACCTCTAATATAAATTCAATAAATGACACATATAATATTTATTTTGAAGACTGGAAAAATGAACTGTCTTCTGAAGCACAAAAAATTATTGAAATAATATTATATAAACCATTAAAACAAATAAAATCAAGAAAAGGAACAATAACAAAAACTTCAATTAAAAATTTCTTAAAACAAAATAATTGGAAAAATAGTCTTATATTTTTCTGTTTTAATGAAATACAAACAGCATTAAAAAAAGTATAAGGAAAAAATAAAATGAATAATTTACAAAAAATAGCAATTAACGTATGTAATGAAAAAATAGCAATTAAATTATATAATGAAAAAATACCATTTAATTTTTTTACTTTTTCATTATATAAGGAAATTAAAAAAACTTTAGAAAGGCATTATTGTGAATCCAAAATAACTGGAATGATACATGATTCATTTACCTTTAATATTATTCCAGAGGAGTTTAAAACAGTGAAATATATAATAAAAGAAATAATGAGGAGATATTTATAATATGGAGATAAAACAGCATGATTGATTATATTTTAAACGGTCTAAAATGGTCCGAACAAAAATTAGTACATACAAAAAATGGGTTGATGTATGTACAAGAAGCAAATATACCAAAAAATTTCTGGGAATATTGGAATAAGTATAAAAAAATATTTCAAGAAAATGGTATCACTCCAAATAAATACAATGAAAATTGGAAATTATGTAAATGGACAAAATGGACAAGTCCCAAAAAAGAAAATAAAAAAATTCAAGAACAATATAAAGATAAAATATTAAGAGAATATCAATTACCTCATACTCAAATCATTTTAAATTCATTACAAAAAAATAATAGTGCGATTGATGGTTCTGATACAGGAACCGGCAAGACTTTCGTCGCCTTGTCTCTTTGTAAACATCTACACATGACTCCTGTCATACTGTGTAGTAAATCCGGTATATATGGGTGGATCAATAAAGCTGAAAAATATTTTAATATTAAAAATATAATAGCTGCTAATTATGAACAATATAAACTCGGTAATCTTAAGTATTTAATCAGAAAAGATATAAAAAAAACAAAAGTAATAGAAACAAATTATACTTGGACAACACTTAATCCTAACAAACATATTATAATCTTTGATGAAGCTCATAAATGTCAAAATCCAAATTCTCTAAATAGTAAAATGCTTATACAAGCTGCAAAACAAAAATTTAAATTATTAATATTATCAGCCACACTCGCAGATAATCCTCTACAAATGTATAGTACTGGATTATCTATAGGTCTTTTTAAAAATAAAAGAGAATTTTTTAAATGGGGATTCACTCGTGGCATTCAAAAAAATTATTGGGGGGGACTTAAATTTAAAGCTACTAAAGAAAATCTCCAATTAATACATAATGATTTATTTCCTCAGTTTGGTAGTAGAATCAAAATATCAGATTTAAAAGACTTTCCTGAGACCCTTATACTTCCAGAATGTTATACAATGGATGAAGCAATCAAAATTGAAGAATTATGGAATACAGCCTCAGAATTACCTATCATCAAACGTATTAGAATTAGACAAGAAATTGAACTTTTAAAACTACCTACTTTTGTTGAAATGACAAAGGATGCAATCGCAGAAGGTAATTCAGTTTGTATATTTCTTAACTTTAGAGAATCAATTGAACAAATCTCTAAATTACTAAAAACTAAAAATATTATTTATGGTGGAAGCAAAAACAGAGAAGAAATATTAAGTCGTTTTCAAAATAATAAAGACAAAATTATCATTTGTCAAACAAAGTCTGGTGGTGAATCTATTGATTTACACGATATTAACGGAAAACATCCACGAGTGTCTTTAATAAGTCCTCCAGAGTCTGCAAAGGCTTTATTGCAAATATTTGGAAGGGTACAACGTGAAGGAGGTAAAAGTAAGTCAATACAAAAAATTATTTTCTGTGCCAATACAGTCGAAGAAGAGGTTGCCAATAATCTCAGAAAAAAGATTAATAACATACACATAATAAATGATGGGGACCTCGAAAATGTTAAAACATTTTAATATTAAGGAGAAACAATATGATAGTAAAAACAACAATAAATAAATGTCAGAAATGTAGACATGCGGATCATTCTGGAGCATTTACACCTGGAGGTGCAAAATTATTGTGTAGTCATCCAATGTCACCAAGAAAAATTAAATATCATGCACCATTTCTTAATGAAAAAGAACCTACAAAATGGCCAAATAAAATTCCAAATTGGTGTCCACTAAAAAACGGTGTGGAGTATTGATATAGTTAAATGTTTGATGCAAAGAAATTTCTTGACGATTATAATATACCGTATGACACAAAAGGCAAAAATTGCTCACCAGGTTACATCAATATTCAATGCCCAATGTGTGACGACAGATCAAATCATGGTGGATTTAATATAAATCAAGAATTTTATAATTGTTGGAAATGTAAAACATACTCACTTGGTACAGTTATAAAAGAACTGCTTGACATTTCTTGGCCTCAAGTAAATTTAATTATTGATGAATACACCAATAATTATTCAACTGTAGTAAAAAAAGTAATAACAAAAAAACCAATAAAAGTATTCCTCCCAAAAGGTGTTATACATCCCTTACCGAAACGACATAAAAAGTATTTAAGAAAACGTAATTTTGACCCTTATAGGATAGAAAAAGAATTTGATTTATATGGTACTGAATTACTTGGCAGTTATTGTTTACGAATTATAGCACCAATTTATTATGGTGGTAAACTTATATCATACCAAGCAAGAGATATTACCGGCAAACAGAAATTGAGATACAAGACTTGCGAAAAAGACAAGGAGATTATATTCCATAAAGACATTCTATACAATCAGGACAATTGCAAAAGCCGTGCTGTTATCGTTGAAGGCATTACAGATGTATGGCGACTGGGTAAAGGAGCATGTGCTACATTTGGTACAGGCTGGAGACAATCACAACTTTTAGAAATGATAAAATTATTTAATCATATTTTTATATTATATGATAAAGGTGTTGAGGCACAAAAACAAGCTGAAAAATTAGGAGGAGCTTTCTCCTCTTTTCATAATAAAACTGCTGAGATTATTATGCTCGATTATGATGACCCTGCTTCGATGCCACAAAATGAAGCCAACTATTTAATAAAAGAATTAAATTTATAAAAATTTTCTTGACAATAATGATAAAATATTTTAAATGAGACGTATAATCTATATTAACAACTTATGCGTTTTTGCCCTTAGACAAATCCATAAGTTGTTAATACAAAAAATTTAGAGCTGGTTTAAACATCGTCTAAGGGGGACCGAAAGGTTTTGATGCTTAAACCAGCTTTTTATTTTTAAAAGAGGAAGAAAAAATGCATGATGATACCTTAATACTTGAAACATTATCTCAAGATGCTCATCTCTCTTTAAATAAAAAATTATTAAAAATTCTTGGAATAAATACTACATTAATTTTATCTGATTTAATCTCAAAATATAAATATTTTAAATTAAAAAATGAATTAGATGAAGAAATGTTTTTTTATAACTCAATGCATAATATTATGAAAGATACTACATTAACACCAAAACAACAAAGAAAAGCAATAGAAATATTAGAAGAAAAAAAGATACTTGAAACAAAACTCAATAGAAAAAATAAAAAAACATACCCCACAAAACATTTTAAAATAAATTTTAATCGATTAGAAGAAATATTAAAATCATCTGATAAAATAGTACATACTATGTGCCCAAATGTCACATACGAATGTGACCAAAAGACACATACGAATGTGACCAAAGGTCAGTGTAATAAGAATAATATTAATAAGAATAATATTAATAAATCTTTTAATAAATTAAAAGATAACAGGTTTGAAAAACCTGTCAATTTTGATAATTCTCCTAATAATAAAAATAACAAAAATAAACATCCTAAAATAAATGAATTTACAATTAAAATTATCACTCTATGGAATAAATGTCCTTCTGTTCCTACAAAACATAAAATAGATAAGTATTACAAATTTCATTCTAAAGTACAAAAATATATTAATGCTTTAAAAGCAGGAATGTTTGGAGAAATAATAGATCTATCAAGAGATTATATGTATAAAAATGCAATCATGGAAAAAGATTTAACAAAAAAATATACTGAAGCAGAAATTAAAAAAATAGTATCTAATTGTTTATTGGCTTACAAAGAAGGGTATTGGCCAACAAATAAAAATATATTACCTAAATCAATTTCTGAATTATTTTATTCAACACCTTTTTATTCAACAAAATATGTTCCTGGTGAATCCAAAAGTCATTTTTTATATATTCATGCTAGACCCCCACGTAAAATAAGAAAATCAAAATCTTCAGAAATAGTTAAAAGAGAAATGGAAGCAAGAAAGTGTATACTTACTGAAGAAGAAGAAAAAATTCTTGATAAACAACTTAGTAGACAAATAGAGGAGCGTATGTTTAGACGTCAGATAGCAGCAGGAACATATATACCAATGGAGGATGTAAAATGAAAATTTTATTTATTATTTTAATTAGTTTATTATTTCTCCTTATATTTATTTTTATTCTTTTATTAAAAATTGAAATGAGAAATAAAAAGAAGCAAAAGAAAATAATAATATTATCACAAAATGGTATCACATATGGATTAATTAAAAACAAGGAGCTTTAAAAATATGTCAAAGTGGAAAAGAAAACAAATTGATGTTGATATTGAGAAAGATATTCTTATTGGAATAATAACAAACGATAGATTTATTACAGAAATTCAAAAAATGTTAGTGATGGAAAACTTTAAAACACCATATGCAAAAAAAATAGTTATGTGGTGTAATGAATATTTTAAAAAATATAAAAAAGCTCCAGGAAAAAATATAAAAAGTATTTTTAATTCTTATATTAAAAATCAAAATATAGATGAAACACAAATTGAATTAATAGAAAAATTTTTATCAGGTTTATCTGATTCTTATATTAAAAAAAATTTTAATCTTCAGTATGCACTTGACAAAGCAGAATTATATTTTAGAACACGTCAAATTGAATTGCATAGAGATAATATAGTTGCATTACTTATGCGAAATGAGATTGATGAGGCAGAAAAAGAAATTGCAACATTTAAAAGAGTTACAAGACCCTCTACAGTTGGTATTGATATATTAAATGACAATATTAATAAATATTTGAATGAAGAATATGAGAAATTGTTTTCTTTACCAGGTGATTTGGGAAAACTCGTTGGAACTTTTCACCGTGGAGATTTTGTAGCTGTTGCAGGTCCGGCAAAACGAGGTAAAACATGGTGGCTCATACTTTTTGCTATGGAGTCCTTTTTTGCTGAATTAAATATTTTATATTTTGATCTTGAATCTACAGAATCAAAAATGTTAAATCGATTCTATACCCATATGTCCGGACAACCAAAAAATAAAGAAATAATTTCTTTGCCTTATTTTGATGAGAATAATTTTATACAACAACGTAAGGTTAAAAAAGAAGGATTAACAGGAAAAATAATTAATAAAAAAAGAGAACAACTAAAACAAATGGTAGCAAAAGGTTCTATTAGATTAATGAATGCGGCTCAGTATAGTATTAATGTTACTGATATAAAAGTAATTCTTGATAATTTAGAATATTATCATAACTTTATTCCAGATGTAATTATTATTGATTATGGTGATATATTATCTCCAGAAAAATATTATGAGGGTAAAGATGAAAGACATAGAATAAATAGAACGTGGGGTTCACTTAGAAGTTTAGCTCAGGAAAAGCATTGTCTTGTTGTCACCGGTACACATACAAATAAATTGACTTTTAAAAAAGATATAGAACAAGGTGATCTATCAGAGGATATAAGAAAAATGGCACATATTACACATGGAATAGCTCTTAATCAAACAACTGAGGACAAAAAACAATCTCTTATGAGAATAGGTGTAATAGCTTTGCGTGAGGAAGAATTTTTTGTTGATGAGGAAGTTATTGTATTACAATGTTTAAAGATAGGACAACCTTATATTGATAGTCGATTTAAGAAAAAAGTAAAAAATTTAAATGAAGGATAAAAATTATAAATTTTTTAATTCTAATGTGTATATATTTATAGATGAATAAAATATTTTAAAAAAGGGAAAAGTATATGAGTATAAGATTATTAATACAAAAAATTTATTCCTCATTTGATAGTGAAGTAAATGCTTATGGACAAGGTTATCCAACAACTATAATTAAGATGGCTGGCTGCAATATGGATTGTCCACATTGTGATATTGATTATGGCCCATTAAAGAGTAGCCAAATGTCGATACAAGAAATAATAGAGTTTATTAAAACAAAAAAAGTAACAATTACAGGGGGTGAACCACTTCTCCAAACAGAAAATTTATCTGTTTTATTAGATAGATTAATAAATAAAAATATTCATATAACAATAAAAACTAATGGATCATTACCTCTACTTGCTGTTGATTCTGAATTAGCCTCTTATGTAGTTGATTTTAAATTACATGATCCAGAATCTTTTTTATTTGAAAATGTTAAAAATTTAAGTACATATGATTGGATAAAGTTTGTAATTGACTCAAATGAGCAATATAGACAAGCTCTTGTTTACATAAGAGCAATAAAACAAATTAATAGTTGTGTAAAAATTGCATTAAGTCCTATTCATAAAATAAAAGCAGGTAAACATATAATTACACCAACTCCAGAAGAATTATTATCATGGATGATACTGGATGAAATAACTGATAATACTGTTAATTTTCAATTACATAAATTTATTAGATAAAAAAGCTATTCTTATTTATTATTAAAGAATAAAATTAAAAAAATAATTTGGAGGAATTTATATGAATATAAAAAGAATGAAACAAGCTGGGGAGGAACTAAATGAAATTATTAAGCTTGATGTTCCAATTGATCTTAATACAAATGATAAAGAAATACTTACTCTTGATATTGAAGAAGTAGCAGCAATGCTTGAGAAGGGGGATCAAATTTCTTTTAAAACTGCTGAGACTATCAAAGAGCTTGGATTTGATATTCCTAAAGGAGTTATAATTCTTGAAGAAAAAAAAGAAAAAGAATTAAATTTAGATCCTATTAATCCCCCCTCTATTTCAAAAACTCCTACAACAGTAAAAACACAATACTCAAAAAAACCTGGTGTTATAAAAACTATTCTTTTACTTATTGATGAATATGGTCCAATTACAAAAGATGAAATATTAGAAAAACTTGTAGAAGAATTTTCTGATAGAAAAGAAACAGCAATGAAAAAAACAATAAGTGCTTGGCTTCCTAATGGTTTTAATAAAAGGAAAGGTTTAAATATTATAAAAACTAAAAAAGGATTTATTAACAAAACAAAAAAATGAATTTAAAGGAATGGGTAAATAAAAATAAACTCAATAATTCTTTTATTAATTGTAATTGTATGGATTTAATGAAAGAATTTCCAAATAAAATTATTGATTTAGCAATTGTTGATCCCCCTTTCTTTTCAGGACCTAATAAGAAAAATTATTACAGAGGAGGAAATAGTAAAAAATATAACACTGCTTATAAAGATATTTGTTCTTGGGAAACTCCTAAACAAAATTATTTTGATGAATTGTTGCGTGTTTCAAAAAATCAAATTATTTGGGGAATAAATTATTATAATATTAATTATCTTGGAACTGGAAGAATAATTTGGGATAAAAAAAATGATATTCCAGGCAATTCATTTTCCGATTGTGAAATTGCTTATTGTAGTTTATTTCATCATGTACGTATTTTTAGATATTTATGGTCAGGTTTTCGACAAGAAAATATGAAAAATAAAGAGAAAAAAATACATCCAACTCAGAAACCTTTGGAACTTTATCGATGGATTTTAAAGAATTATGCTGAAGAAGGAAATATTATCTTAGATACACATGTAGGTTCTGGAAGTTCTATTATTGCATGTATTGAATTTGGTTTTAAATATATTGGATGTGAATTAGATAATGATTATTATAATAAAGCACAGAAAAGAATAAATGATAGCTACAATGAATTAGAAAATAGTTTAGGACTTATCAATTATACAAAAATAAATAAAAAAGAAAAAATAAGAAGTTTATTTAAATAACGAGGGTAAAAATGAAAATAAATAAAAAAGAATTATTAAATATTTTAACGGCAATAAAACCAGGACTTGCTGCAACTAATTTTGTTGATTATAGTAATAACTTTATATTTACAGGTAAAGAAATAATGACTTATAATAATACAATAGCAATTAGTTATCCTTATAAATCAAATTTTAAATGTTCAGTTCTAGCGGACAAATTTTATAATTTAATATTAAATATAGATGAACAGGAATTTGTAATGATTCAAAAAGAAAATGAACTAAAAATTAGATCAAAAGGAATAAAAGCTTCAATACAAATAAATAATATTAATATTGAAAATATTGTTGAAGAAATTAAACCATCAAATATTAATATTAAATGGGAAACGTTACCAGATGATTTCAAAAAAGGAGTAGAATTTTGTTTGTTTTCATTGTCTAACAGCAATTCGATGCAACCAGCATTAACTTCTATGCGTCCAGCATTAACTTCTATGCTTATTGATCATACTCGAATTATTAGTTGTGATAATTATAGAATCACTCAATTTTTATTAAAAAATAAAATAGAATATAAATTTTTATTACCTGGCAGAGCTGCTCATGAATTAGTTAAATTTAATATTGTTAAATATTATTTAACAGGGACATGGATCTATTTTAGTACAGATATTGGAGTAGTATTTTGTTCACGACGTGATTTGAGTATATATCCTGAAATTGATAATCTATTAAAAGTTGAAGGAAAAAAAATAATTTTATCAAAAAAAATAAAAGATAATGTTAATATAGCAGCAATTATGGCGGAAGAAGATTTTAATCATAAGAAAGGAGTAACAATCGATATTAATAAGAATAAAATTATATGTAAAGGTGAAAGTAATGTTGGTTGTATAGAATCTTTTGAAATAATTGATAATGAAGAAGATATTACGTTTAAAATAGATCCTTTATTTTTTTCACAAATACTTGATAGAAGTACTACTTTAATTTATGATGAGAGGACATTAAGATTATTATTTGAATCAGATAATTTTAAACATGTTTTAATGTGTCGGGGAAAAAAGTAAATTGGAAGGTTTTTTTTATAAAGAGGAAATAAATCAGAAAAAGACTATAAAAAATAATATTTATAATTGTGAAAATTGTGGTCTTGATAAAAATTGTACAACACCTAACATGCCTATTTCTGGTTTTGGTCAAAAAAAAATTCTTATAGTTGCAGAAGCTCCTGGAGCTAAAGAAGATCAAAAAGGAACACAATTAATTGGTACTGCCGGAAAAACATTACGTCTTATTTTAAATGAATATAATATTGATCTTGATAAAGATTGTTGGAAAACAAATGCTGTTAATTGCCGTCCACCAATGAACAGAACACCAAAAACGAAAGAAATTAATTGCTGTCGACATAAATTAATTAAAACGATTAATGATTTAAAACCTAAAAAAATTATATTGCTTGGTGCTTCAGCACTTGAATCTTTTATTGGTGATCGTATGCAAAAAATCGGAGGAATTAAAAGGTGGGTTGGATACAGTATTCCTGATCAACATTATAAATGCTGGGTATTTCCTACCTATCATCCGCAGTATTTAAATTATAATAATAAAGATAAAGTACTCAGACAAATATTTAAAAAACATATTAAAAATGCAATTGGATGGTCAAAAGAATTTAAAGTTTTTAAATATAAAATAAAAAAAATTTGTGAGGCATATGGAGCTATAATATATTTAGAATCATTATTAAAAAAACCAATGACTATATTTATAGATTTTGAGACTACCGGAATAAAACCACATAGAAAAGGGCATAAAGTTCTAACAATGTCTATAACTACATATGATAATGAAGCAACTGCTTTTCCTATTTTTTATAAAAATAAAAAATTTATGTTGATGCTTAAACGTGTTTTAACTTCACAAAAAATAAAAAAAATTGGACATAATATAAAATTTGAAGACACTTGGTGTAAATGGATATTTGGTTATAATATTACACCTTGGGCAGCAGATACTATGATAAAAGCTCATTGTGTTGATAACAGAACAGGCATAACAGGATTAAAATTCCAAAGTTATGTTAATTTTGGTGTAATTGGATATGATAACAAAGTAGAATCTTACAAAGATGCAAAATCAAAAAATGCAAATGATTTTAATAAATTAGAAGAATTTCCACTTAATGATCTTCTTGAATATAATGGGATGGATACACTTTTGACTAAAAAATTGTATCATAAACTAAAATTATCTAAAAATAATATTGAAGGAAATAACTTATTTACACAGGGACAAATTGAATTATCTAAAGTTGAATATAATGGATTACATATAAACATCAAATATTATGAAAAGCAAAACAGAATTCTGTTGAAGAAAATGGATTTACTTAAGAAAAAAATACTTGAAAGTGAAGAAGTACAAAAATGGACAGAAGAAAATTTTAATTTTAATTCTGATACTCAACTTTCTAAATTACTTTATAAAATATTAAACTATAAAATAACGCTACAAACACCAACAGGTAAAGGTTCAGTCAATGCAGAAGCCTTAAAAAAAATTGATACTCCTTTTATTAAAATGATTCTTGAATGGAAAAAATTAAATAAAATACAAAATACATATATTGCTGGATTTTTACGTGAAACAGTAAATAATTATATGAGACCTAATTATAATTTAAATGTTGCACGAAGTTATAGATCAAGTTCAAGCCATATTAACTTTCAAAATATTCCTGCTCGTGATAAACAAGCACAAAAAATAACACGTGGGGGGATTCTTCCCCGAACAGGAAGACAATTATTAGAGATTGATTATTCAAAACTTGAAGTATGTATTTCTGCTTGTTATAATAAAGATCCTATCTTAATTGCTGAAGTAACTGATCCAACTACTGATATGCATAGAGATACTGCAAGGGATATATTATGCAAAAAAGAAATTACAAAAGAAGAAAGACATTTGGCTAAAAACAATTTAGTTTTTCCTCTTTTTTATGGTGACTATTATATACAATGTGCTGCAAATTTGTGGAAAAATATGAGTCAAGAGACAAAAATAAATTTGCCCTTTAAAAAATATGAGCAATTTGAAAATCATATTAAAAAAATTGAGGACAATTTTTGGAATGTAAGATTTAAAGTTTATAATAATTGGAGAAATGAAGTATGGAATGAATATCAAAAGACAGGTGTAGTATATTCCTATACAGGATTTATTTATAAGGGATATATGAATAGGAAGGAGACTTCTAATTATCAAATACAAGGATCAGCTTTTCATTGTTTATTATGGTCACTCATACAATTAAATAAATTCTTAATTGAGAATAAATTTGAAACAGTAATAATTGGACAAATACATGATTCTATAGTTTTTGATATTGTTCCTGATGAAATAAAAGAATTATTTCCAGTCATTAGGAAGATAATGACAATAGATATAAGAGAATATTGGAAATGGATTATTGTTCCTTTAAATATTGATGCAGAAATAACGGAGATTAATAAGCCTTGGAGTACAAAAGAAGAAATAGAAATATAATTATAAAAACAGAATGGTATAAAAAATTAAAACAATTAGAATTTTTTATAAATTGTCCTAATGTAAAATGCAAAATTAAATTATATAATTCTAAAAAATATAAATTAAAAGGAGAAAAAATAAATAGAAAAGTAAAATGTTCTTATTGTAAATATTTATTTAGATTAGTAGTTCCAAAATATAAAAATAAAGGAGGAAATTAAAAATGTCATTACATGTAGATTATAGACCTAAAAATTTTGATAGTTTTTATGGTAATAAAATTATTATTAAAAATTTAATAGAAGCAATTAAAAATAAAACATTAGCACATACTATATTATTTCATGGAGCAAAAGGTTGTGGTAAAACAACACTTGCGAGAATAATAAAAAAAGAATTAGGATGCTCCAATTTAGGTTTTTTTGAATTTAATAATGCTAATACACGAGGTATTGATACCGCAAGGGATATTATTGATAATATACAATTTAAAGCAGTTGATGGAAGTATTAAAATTTTTGTGCTTGATGAAGTTCATAAAACAACAAATGATTTTCAAAATGCTTTATTAAAAGTAACTGAAGAACCTCCTTCTTATGTTTATTTTATTTTATGTACAACTGAACCAAAAAAATTGCTTAATACATTATATAATCGTTGTGTAAAATTTCAAGTGTCTGAATTAAAAAATAAAGAAATAGAAGAATTATTAAGAAATGTTATTAAAAAAGAAAAAATAAAACTAAATGAGGATATTCTTGAAATAATAATTGATGAAAGCGAAGGTAATCCACGACAAGCACTAATTATGTTAAATATTGTTAGATATTCTAACACAACAAGAGAGGCGTCTAAATTAATTACGGAAGTAACTGATTTATCAAAAAACACTCTTGATTTATGTCGTGCTTTATTAAAAAGAGATAACTGGAAAATGGTTGCTTCAATACTTAAAAAATTAAAAGAAGATCCTGAAACTGTACGATATGGAATACTTGGTTATATGTCTAAAGTTCTACTTGATAAAGGAATACCACAAGCAGCAATAGTAATGGAATGTTTTGAAGATACTTTTTTTAATTCTAAAAAGGCCGGACTAATATTAGCATGTTATAGAGTTTTTCATTAAAATTTAAATAATAAAGAGGAGGGTGTAAAATGTCAAAAATAAATATTATAAAAAAAATTCCCTGTGAAATTTTTACTCGTTCAGTGGGTTATTTTAGACCTGTATCTAATTGGAATAAGGGCAAAAAAGCAGAATTTAGAGATAGATTTACTCATGATCCAAAGAAAATTATAAATAAATTAAAAAAAATGTAATTTATTTATAATTCTAATGTGTATATATTTATAGATAAATAAAATATTTTAAAAGGAGAAAGTAAAGAATGAAGGATTATGATTATGATCAGGATTTATTTATTGATATTGATCAATTAGAAGTTGAATGGTTAAACCAACCCCATCGATACATGAAATATGCTAAATTGTGTATTGATGCTGAAAAAGAAAGACAAGAAGCAAAACAATTTTTTGATTTAAAAAAAGCCATATTGGGGGAAACTATTAGAGAAGAATTTGCTACAATAAGTGATGATTTAAAAAAACAAGGGATAAAGATTACTGAATCATTTATAACGTCTAAAATATTGCAACATAAAGAATACCAAAAAGCACAGGACAGTTATAACAAAAGATGTTATGAACATGATATATTAAAAGTTGCGGTTGAATCCTTTCAGCAAAGAAAAGGAGCACTTGAAAATCTTGTCAAGTTGGCACTTGCAGAATGGTTTTCAACACCAACTGAACCAAAGTCTATTGAAAAAATACGTCAAAAATCAATTGATGAAATTGATGAAATTATAATTAAAGATTTAAATAATAATAAAAAAAGGAGAAGAATAAATGACAAAAAAAAGTAAAAGAAACTTAAAAAAAAGTAGAAGAAGTTTAAAGGAAGTTTATCAAGAAGATTATAATGACAGAGAATCTGGAGGTTTTGGTGGACAACAATTACTTGATATCTCCAATTATGAGGAGGTTGAATTTTATCAAGTAAAAAAAGGTGAAAATGCCATTGATATTATTCCCTATGAAGTAAAATCAAAGAGACATCCTAAAGGAAGAAAAATTGGAAGTTTAGATTATAAATTAAGTGTTGCTGCACATAAATCAGGTGCAGGAGCACTTGAGGGATCAATTCTTTGTCTTAAATATACATTTGGAAAACCTTGTCCAATTTGTGAAGAACGAAAGAGAATGCTTGATTCTGGGCAGTTTTCAAAAGATGATGAAGAAATTAAAAAACTTAATTTTTCAAAACGTGTAATATATAATGTTATTGATACTCAAGAACCGGATAAAGGCATTCAATTATTTAGTACGAGTGATTATGAAGTACAGAAAGAAATAATTGAAAAAGCAAAATATTCAGCAAAAGGGGAGGGAGAATTTATTGCCTTTGCTGATCTTGATGAAGGATATACTGTAACTTTTAGAGGTGCAAAGCGTCTTGGTGATTATAAAGGATTTAAACCAAAAGATTTTGATTTTGAAGAGCGGGAAGAAAATTATAATGAAGATATTCTCAATGATGTATATCAACTTGATGAAATGCTTTGTATCCCTACCTATAAAGAAGTAAAAAATATATTTTTAGGTATAGGGAATGAAGAAGAGGATGAAGTTGAAGAGGATGAAGTTGAAGAGGATGAAGTTGAAGAGGATGAAGTTGAAGAGGATG